CTTATAACAACGTGTTAGGTATTGGTGGAGGTGCTGGAGGAAATTGGTTTAACTCTGGGACTACTGGAACTTTTTACGTTAGTATTGCCCTTTACGGCCCTATTGCAAATGGCGCCAACGGAACACCGCGACTAGGCAATGAAACCACTCCTGCATATGTAGCGGTAAAATACAAAGTGAGGGTAGCGTAATGAATTATATATTAGAAAAATCAAATAAACAAGTCATCTGGATCAACACGGATCCGAACGAACTTACAGGCGTAGAAGCCTGGGGAAATTTTAAACCAGACCAGCACGAGATTGTGTATTCACACCACTACAATCCACAAATCGGGGAAACGTTTGCTGCAGTGATTAAAGACGGAGTGGCGCAAGATTTTGTCCCTAAAAAAGTATATAACAAAACAACTGGCAACGAAAGAGTCCTGCTAAGCTGGGAAGATAAAATAGATCCAGAGACAGAGACGGAAGACGAACCGCTAAAAGATTCGAACGAAAATTTAGTAGAGTATCAAAAATATACGGATTCCGGTTGGATAATTAATCAAGAGCGCAAAAAAGAAGCTCTGTTGGAGAAAAATAGTCAGATCTTCTATTCTAAACTTGGTTCTTATAAAGGCACAGTTGACTACAAAGGAACCGCTTGGGACTCAGGTAAAACCTATTTAGAGAATATTCAAAAAACATTAACTCTTTATAATAAACAACGAATTAGTACTATTCCAGAATGGAGAGATACAAATAACCGATTTCATTCTTTTACGTTTGAAGAATTATCAGAACTATCAGATTTAATCGAATTGGATCTTTTTAACACAGGGAGAATTTTATATTCTAAAAAATGGGAAATTGAAGAAAAAATACGAAATTTAAAACCCGAAGAGTTTTTGGATTTAGCCGAGGCTTGGAGTTGATATAAACAAAGGAAGGGACAGTGTTTACGCAAGAACAAATAAATTGGGCAGTTGGTGTAACGACTACACTGATTTCTTTTTTTTTAAAAGACATTTACGGGCAAATCAAAGAAGCGAAACGAGTTGCCTATGAGGCAAAAAATCAATCCGATCTCCAGGGAAAGGATATAACGAATTTAAATAAAGATATGGTGGAGATCAAAGCAAAGCTTGACAGTTTAAACAACACGGCCTTGCGAGTAGACACAACCTTCGCAACGCTCACAACTATATTACAAGAACTTAAAGAGGACAGAAAGCGGTGATTCAAGAGGGGCTTAGAAAAATCGAAAAAGGAAATTACGGACTCACTAAGAACGATTACGTACTCTCGGAAGCGTGGCACTATTCGCAAAAGAACAATGTGAATATAGACGGGTCATCTAATATGAGTTTTACAAAAGAGTGGAGACGGTTCAACCAGTGTTTCGTTTCGTCCGGAAATGCTTTTGTTAACAAATTGATAGACAACCTGATTAAAAGTGGACTGGAATACAAAGCCTCCGGCCGCGTTGACGAACTCGCGTATTTGATTCGAGTGGGGGAATACAAAAGTGGCGATACAGTTGAGAACAACAAAAGATTTTTTTGGGAACAACATCGTAAGATTATAAATCAAGTCCTTGCCGAAGCGTTTCCGGACGCGACCCCAGTCCCCAGGGTGGACTATACTAAAGTTGGAATCAATTCGTTAAACCGACTTGCGTATGGGATACTCCTCGAACGTCAACCTATGCTAGGAATCCATCTAGGTAAAGGGGGTGGCCACATTATAACAGCAGTCGGCTATAGGACAAACGACCAGGGAAAAATCATTGGCCTCTGGATTTCGGACCCTGCTGGAGTGTATACTAAAGGATACTCCAAAGACCTCGATGGGTTCATGTCCTACCTCCCCGAAACAGTATTCCCAGACATTTTTCGCACAGATACACACATGATGGACTTAGTAAGATAACACATAAAGGAAATATAATATGACGAAACATAAAAAAACATTTTGGAGTCATCTCTCGGAAAACGCAACCAAGGGAAGAGTCTCGACGATCCTCGGAATTGCCCTCGTGGTCGGAGCAATCGTCTCCGTATTCGTAGGCAAAGCTGATTGGACGCAGGCGTCAATTGCGATCACGGCCGGACTTGCCGCGATCGGACTTGTGGGAAAAAATGGAGACAGCAATGGATCGAATAGTTTATAAAAGCCTTAAAAGCTACAAATACGAACTAATACAATCTTATAGTTATCAGACAAATATTAAAACGGATAACCGAGTTCAGGTCGGACATCGAATAAAAACTTTTGTCTCACTGGATACAGGCGGTCTGTTACGTATAGAGGCCGGATATGCTTGGGATGGACCAAGTGGCCCGACATTCGACACAAAATCCTTTATGCGCGGATCACTAGTACACGACGCGCTCTATCAATTGATGCGGGAAGAAAAATTAGATCATATAAAATATCGTGATACCGCAGACCAGCTTTTAAAAAAAATTTGTTTAGAAGACGGAATGGGCTCGTTTAGGGCCGCATACGTTTACAGGTTTGTGAGTTGGTTCGGAGGATCTTCAGCGAAGCCGACGGACGAAACGAAAGAATATATACTGGCACCGTGATATAATCCTTAAGTAAATTCCATCTCATTTAACCCCGCAAATTGCGGGGTATTTTTTGATAAAAAAGTACAGGCAAAAAACCTAACTATTATATACTGCCGTCTCATGGCAGATATACAAAAGTTTAAACCCACAAAATTATATTACGAAAATCCCGAGAAACTCATAATCGTAGAGGATCAGCCTTTTGCCCTCTTACAAGGAGAGCAATACGAGGAACTAAGGGAATCGATCAAACGCAATGGGATTTTGCACCCGGTATATTGTAGGCAAGACTACACTGTCCTCTCTGGATCTAATAGGGTTGTAATTGCGCAAGAACTCGGAATCCTAGTGCCTACTATCCGATTCCAGGTAGATATGGATCCGGACATTGAGCAAGAGTTAGTTTATCACCTCAATACAGTTGGCCGACAAGTTAGTCCGGCCGATCGTAAACGTTTGGTATTCACACGATTTAAAAATCAAATAGGCAAATCGGGAGGACTAAAAGCAATACATCAACTAACAGGAATCCATATATCCACGCTCAAACAATATTCTGTCGAATTTCAGAACAAAAAAAAATTTGAAAACATAGGAATCTCTGAGGAAGATCGCAAGGCCGGAATCCGACTGTATCTTAAATGGGATAAATTTAGGATCGCGGAAAATGAAGCAAAGCGAGAGCGGCAAAAGTTAGAGAGACAACTGTCTGAGTTGGCTCCTCTGTCTTACTGGACAAAAGAGGGATGGAAGAAAAAGGTTAAGTCTTAACATATACATGTCTTTTGTTAAGGCTACATTTGTATACCAAGACAACGGTGGCCTTAACTCAATTAAATAAAAAACAAACCCGACCCTTGCACAAATTGTTAAGCTGGAAAATTTATTCGGAAGGGAAATTTTAAAACCTTAAGGAAGGAACTAACGTGAGCAAAAAATACAATCCACACCCAGGCGCAATTCTGAAAAACTATCTCGACGAGATTGAGGTATCTCAATATAGACTTGCGATTGAGACGGGAATTCCGCGATCAAATTTGAGCAACCTGGTTTTGGGCAAACGATCTATTACCCCAGAAATCGCATTGCGTTTGGGGAAATTTTTCGGACAAACCGCAAAATTTTGGCTCAACTTACAAAACACGTACGATCTCTTTGAGGCGCAAAACGATCACGGCAAAGAAATCGAAAAGATCAGAAAATATAGTTTATCGATTGACAAATCGTAAGACGGAAGTACGATCGATAAACTATGAACAAAGTAATTATTTCGCCTAAATATCAAATCGTTATCCCAAAAGAAATCCGTGAAAAAACGGGATTAAAAGTAGGCGGACATCTCGAAATCATACATTACGGAAATCGCATAGAGTTGATACCTATCGAACCCATTAAAAAACTAAAAGGATTTTTAAAGGGAATGGATACTAAAATCGAACGAGAAGGCGATCGAGTTTGAACGTTGTAGATTCTTCTGGCTGGTTGGAATATTTTGCTGAAACAAAAAGAGCAGAATATTTTGCGGGAGCAATAGAAAAGACAGAATCCTTATTAGTCCCAGTAATAACTCTGTACGAAGTTTTTAAAAAAATACTTTTGGAACGAGGAGAAGACAACGCACTCAGGGCAATTGCCCATATGCAGCAAAATAAAGTTGTGGGATTAGATGCGTCTTTAGCAATAACAGCCGCAAAGTTAAGTTGTGATCACAAAATGCCCATGGCGGATAGTATTATCTTAGCAACAGCACGTCAATACAACGCTATCCTATGGACTCAAGATGATGATTTTAAGGGATTGCATGGAGTTAATTTTTTTCCAAAAAAATAAAGGAATTGATCAACATGGAACATTCTAAAGTTGAACCTATCGATCAAGTCGAAAGCACTGTGGCCGAGTGCCGTAAAATTTTAATCGAATATATTAGATCCTCAGGTACCTTGAGGCAGATCGAAAAGTGGACTAAAAAATCTAATGGAAATATAGCCAACTATATCAATGACAAGAAAAAAGTCCACGTTGAGACATTAATCAAGATTGCCAAACAAATCAGAGACAACAAAGAATGAACAAATGTTCACTAATGAGACCAAATGTGGATTATCGGAAGCTGCTTATTTTCTTAGGGAGAAACGGATATTTTCGTATTGACTAAAAAATAGCTCGTATTGACTAAAAAATAGTTGATAAATAAAGCATAATATATTAAGGTCTAAGAATGATCCTCGATGGAATTTTTGGAAATGTAACGGCTTCCAGGGTTTTATTGCATGTATTTCACTACAACGAGATTCACTCTTCGGCCATTGCAAAAGACTATAATGTGGCCGTGACTCCGATTAGGCTTCAACTTGAACGATTTGAAAAATCGGGAATACTTGTCGCTAAGCAGATTGGTCGATCTCGTGTTTTTTCTTTTAATCAAAAGTCCCCTTTCGTCAAGCCACTCAAAGAAATATTGTCTATCTTTTATAATTCTTTGAGCATCGAAGAAAAGGAATCTATATTCTCAACAAGACGAAGACCCAGAGAAAAAGGAAAGCCAGTGTATGCAAGAACCTGATTGGAAAACAGTTAACGAAGAGAATCTGTGGAAATTCGTTGGTTGGCATTTAGCCAGCAAAGGAATTCATTCTGTTTTGGTCGGTGGGGCTGTCGTTTCGATTTATTCAAAGGGTGCCTACCGTTCCGGCGATTTAGATTTAGTCGAGCCACTTATTTCAAAAGCATCGGAAATTAAGTCGGTAATGGAAACAATCGGATTCCGGAAAGTTAGTCGTCATTACGTTCATCCAAAATGCAAGCATCTATTCATCGAATTTGTATCAGGCCCTGTTTCGATCGGAGAAGATTATAAAATCATACCGGATGAAAAAGAATTCAATGGAAAAATCTTAAAGATATTTTCGCCTACTGACTGCATACGGGATCGACTTGCATCCTATATTTATTTCTCGTCGCGTGAATGTTTGGACCAGGCTTTGTTAGTAGCCAAAAGCCAACATTTTAATTTACAGCGCGTCAAAGAATGGTGTTCTCAAGAAGGTGCATCCGGTCAAAGGGCATTCGAAGAATTTTATAGTTTATATCTAAACAGTAGAAATAAATAAATTCGACTGTTCCCTTGAGATCCTCCGAGCCTTAAACTACTGTCAAAGTTTTTTGCTTCGAGAATATATAACCGAAGAGGGACCTTCTGAAAGTTTTGTCCAATAATGAGATTTCCTTTCCGGCCTTTTTAAGAAAATCACGATCGCATTCAGACAAAATAATCTTACCATTCTGCTCTCTCTGAATCTGTTGAGTTTTCTCCTGTACGGTGCTTATAATAGCACTCAATTCCGTTGCATGGATCTGGTCGAAAGAATAGATTATTTTTTCGAACTCATCTGGACTTGACAGATTCATAATGTACTCGATTAGACCGCGCTTATATATGGAGATCCAGAACGACCAAACGACATCGGTCACCCTGGGGTTTTCGAATTTTGTTTTGGTTGTTGTTTGCATATTAGGCCGCCCTACCCTGCTCCGTTTTTTCCACAAATTTTACTGAAATTGGTTTTTTAACCTCTTCAGTAAAATATTTTAGGATAATCATAGATAGAGAATCTGTAACTGGTTCGAGTAATTTAAGTTCACTTGCATTGAAATCTATTTTAATGTTTTTCAATATATCTTTGCTTGATCTGGTCAGTCGTTCTTCGGCCCAGTCAAGGAATCCGTCCCATGTCGGTTCAAATTTATTTTTTTGCGGGCCGCTAACATTTAATGTTTTTTTATTCTCCTCTTTAGTACGTACAGCCACGGAACGATTGTCCCAAGCTGCCCTACCCTGTTGTACCCCTCTGTCCTGACCATTTGTCCTAGGCTGACTAGGGTTATTAGCTAAGGCTGTCTTAGATATTTTATACTGTGCGCGCTCATTCACAACCGCGTCGTGTAGTGTGGACCGGATTACTCTGACACGACCGTCGAAAGACACTTGCTCGATGTAGCCAGCCTTACGTAATCGCGATATATATTTTGCAACTGTTGTCGTAGCGATACCTAGACAAGTTGCAAGATATTCGTTGCCTGCATAACAGCCGCCCTTCCCCTCGCATCGACCTGCAATATCTAGTAACGTGATTTTTGCGAGGAGGTCTCTAAGTCCTCGTGAGAGTTTAGTATTGATTACGGCACGAGGTATAAACTCGCCTACGTAGTTTTCTTCCACGTTCTTTTCCTTTCTTGCGGTGCGGACATAAATCGGGTGACGCACGGCAAAAGAGTTTTTTACCCTACTCTGTTAAAAATCGGGAGCATGGATTGGGCATGGAGCCTGTTCGGATGGTCCTCGATTTGTTGCTTTCGGCCTAAAGTTAGAGCGGCCAAATCTTAGTTATGTCGCCTAAGATATTTTGGACTAGAAACATGTACCAGACAAATGTCAAGCAAAAAATGAGACATAATTTATTATGGGATCTTTTGGGAAGGATGCCCTTGGGGGCTCTAACCTCCCCTCGGGCTTTGCAACAAATCTTGGACGAGATGTTATTGTTACTTTAAAACAGGCGTACGGTTTTGGGTACTATTTTTTATATTATGCGGGAAATTTTGTCAAGAAGCGACAGCACTGTCGTTTCTTCGTTATTTAAGTAGATCGATTTCCTTCTGGAACTGCGCGATCTTTTTTTCTGCTTTGGTTTTTATAAGGCTCTGTGCTTCCGTAAGATAAGATAACAGAGCCTTACTTTCAGTTTTACTTAGTGGAATTCGTTTTTTATTTCGTATTCTAAGTTCTTTATAGTTATAAGTTACTTTATTTTCTGTGATAAGTTTTTCTCTAGCCAGTCGTTTCTTTTCTTTGAGCATTTCATAAATATCATTAAGGTCCGTATCTTCAGTAACAATAAATTCTTTGTTTGCGTAAGAAAGAGAGACCTCCATCCACCTTTGAGCGGTCCGTAAGGAGAACGGAAATGTTTTATCGACCCATTCCGAAAAAAGTCCATATTCCAATTCTAATTTTCGACGATTTAATCTTTCTCCGATCTCAATCGCATTCTTAACTGAATTGGATAAGTTGGTAAGAATGCCTTTATAAAGTATTAGAATTTCGCTTGCGAGAGTATCGGTGTCTTTAGGAACGATTTGTTTTTTTTTTATAATCGTTCCGGGCCTTGGTCCTATGTTTGCGTATTGTTTTTGAATAGCTTTTCGTTTCTTTTCTTCTTCTTCTGAATCAATCATTATAAAATCTCTTTAGCAAGTTCTGAAAATTGTTTCCAAGATGCTCCGTCCTTATTTAACGGGACTCCGTTCATTGCTGCCATTTCCACTTCTTTTAAATTCTGAATAAAGGATTTTGTGAATGTATATTTTTCCAAATAAGTAGCTTTGCCTGCATCGGCCTTACTAATTTTAGACGGTATGTTTAAGATTGGCTTTGGATTGTCTTGTGTGATTCTTTCGATTTCCGCATAAACCTCGTCATGGCCCTGTAAACTCCATCTATTTAAAGATACTGGAACTAGGATTTTATCTGCAACATATATTCCTAGTGTTAATGTGAAAGATAAATATGGCGGTGTATCTAAAATCACAAGATCATAATCAAGTTTTTTAAGAGCACTTTGAAATCTCAAAATTGCACTTGGATCTGACGAAACATCCCGAGCAATACGAGCTAAGCGAATATTTGCTGGGACAATATCTATTCCGAATTCAGTTTTACGGATGACGTCAGAGAGAGAAAGTGATCCTTCGAGCACGTGGCCGATATTTCTTGAATTTATATTCTCAACACTGTCGTTTCTCAAATAATAATCTGTTAGATTATTATTTGGATCCAAATCTATCAAGAGGACTTTAAAGCCATTAATCACTACATAGGCTTGAGCTACGAAAATTGCGTCGGTTGTTTTGCCAACCCCGCCTTTGAGCGATGCAGTTGCGTATATTAACATTAATAAAAAAATTTAAAATTATGCAATTTAATGAAAGCGAATTTTAAAAAATGCTAAAAGAATTTGGGAAATTTTGTCAAGAAACGACAGTGCTGTCGCTTCTTCGTTATTTAAGTAGATCGATTTCCTTCTGGAACTGCGCGATCTTTTTTTGAAAGATCTTATTTTTTTCACTTAGGATTTTTTTATAGGCAGCCTCAATAAGGTCAATATCTGCGATTTGATCCTTATTTTGATACGCTTGAATGCATCGTTGAGCAACTCGAATGGAAAAATATTTAGGATTATTGGAATCAACTACGAAATTTTTGTGGACCCAATCTTGGAATTCCCCGTGTTTTAATTCCTGTTTTTTTTTGAATAAACGTTTGCCAATTGCAATCATCGCTGAAACTTTTGCGAGTCTAGATTCGACACCAATATATAATTCGATTATTTTTTGCGCATCGTAATCGGTGTCTACTTGAAGTCCACGCATTGAAGATTTTGTGCCTGGACGCGATATACGAAGTGCGTTTTTTTTATTCTTTTTCATCAAAATCAAAAACCAGTGATAAAAAGATTATCGCACAGTGCTGTAAAATAGTAAAGCACCTTTTTTCTAATATTCCAAAAAATTTAATTTATGGAGCTTTTTTACTGGATTTTCTGGAGAATTTTCCGTTTTTGAATAATGTTAAGTTGGTATCAAAACAAATCTTGAGAGCCTAAGATTTCAAAAATCTGGGCTTTTTTCTTGGATCTTTCATCTGGTTTTGCGCAAGCAATCCAATCGTAGTAAGGTCTAAACAATTTGAGGAGGCATTCATTTTGGAGGATAAATCTATAGTATATCTCACTATGGAATTTAATTGTAACGGAAAAGAAAATATTGTCTACATAGTTAATTTAGAACAACCAAACGCGCCTTAATTTATTTCCAAACCTCAATACATCACATTAAAAAACCCTAATACATAATATCGCGTGTCAATTGTAGCAAAAGTAAAGTTCGTGGATTTTCTCGGAACATTCCTCAAGCATACGTCGGATAATCCGAGGCCCGACGATGACTGCTTTAAAAAAAAAGATAATAGACTTACTTTTAGAATTCGCTGAAGAGATTAAGAAAAATAAAAATTCTGTTATGAATAATTGCGAAAGGTACACTGATAAAATTATTGGGGTCTTCCAGGAAAAAACCGATCAAAAATAGAGAGGAAGATTTTACGCTCCCTCTCGTCTAACTCTAAGAGCCGCTCGATCAGTGGCCTAAACCCAGATTCGTCCAATCGTCGATTAAATACGCGATTCCGATCTATTTCGTAAATCGTTTCAATTTGATTTTGAGTGAGTGATTCAAGCAGGTCTTTGGAAACAAATTTTTCCCCGTCTCCAAAGATTAGCCAGAATGGTGAATAGCCGTAATTAAGCATTATTTTATAAGCAAGGTCAAAAGGTATATCACGTTTATTTGATAAATAAAGTGAGATTACTTCGGGAAAAGTATCGCAAGCCGCAGCCAGCTCTTTTGATAACAAATTAGTTTCCTCTAATATGATTTCGAGCCTTGTGCTTTGTCCTTTATCTTTATGTCTCATATATAAATTTATGTCGCTTTAAAAAATTAACGTTTTGTTAATTTTTGATTTGACTCTGCAAAACTTTTGCCTCAAATTCGGGACAAAATTAACAAAACGTTAATATTATGTTTTCGGTGATCAGGAGAGCGAAAATGAGCGAAAAATTTGATATATTTTTAAAGCGGATTTAGATTACTTAACATTTGTGAAGTTGTTGGAAATAGGTATGATCACAGCAGTTTGTGTTTCTTTTTTTGTTTTTTGGCTAGGGATCTACGTTTATCGTAATTCGATTCAAAGCGAGTCCTCTCAAAAATGGTTTTTGTTATTTGCATTATCCATTGGTGCTTGGGTTTTTATTTTGGGTGCGCGCAATGTCGTGATGTTGGAATTGCGTGAATTTTTACATCACTTAACACTTATCCCGATCTTGTTTACTCCGTATCTATTTTTTAGGTTTGTTAAAAGTCTATTTAATCCTCAATACAAACAGAGTAGGGTAGGGCTTGCAATAAACACAGCACTAATAACGTATTTTTTGTATTGTGTTATTACTCGTCAATTTGTGCAACTTTTGGATACAGTCAATTTTGCGTATAAGCCAACATATAAATATCATATATTTATAATATACTGTGCCACCTATTTTATAGGTACTTTGGGTATTTTGTGGTTAGAGGTTAGACGCTATCAGCAACACAAGATACAGGCTATATTGATCGCGACCGGGACTTTGATTGCTGTAGCTATTTGTGTTTTATTTGTTTACGTTTTGCCCTTACGGGGGATTTTCCTCGCGCCTTATTCCGCTATCGGTGTCGCAATAGCAGGTTTGTTTTTTGCAGCTGCGGCTCTACTAGGCAACGCTTTGATTACGAACGCAACTATTGAGTTAGGTGATCCTGTGCCAAGATTTAGTAGGACGGTCGTATTGTTGGTTGTTGTAATTTACAAATATGTGGATCCGGTTGAATTTCTGATCTTGGCATACAAGTTAGAAAAAACTAACAAGAGGCTTTGGGGATTATTTCGGGCGTTATATTTAGAGGATGTAGATATAGGGGCTCATATCCAAAAAACAGCAAAAGAAATAACAATGGAATCAAACTTATGAGACTTGTCGGGCCAAACATAAGATTTAAGTGCGACCATTGTGGTGCTATAAATGAGGGAGTGCCAAGTGAATTTAAAAAGAGAAATACTTATCCGCCCACTTGGGACGGCACTTGCGTCTTGTGTAGCAATGATTCAGTTATTACGCACCCGGCATTAATCTCAATATTAGTTGGGCGCCTTTTTGAGTAGCTATTAACGTAACTTAATATTTGTTTACAGCTAAACAGAATACTGGTTAAACTATACATATCTAATTTGGTGTTCTATAAGACATAAACATTTATAGGCAATTCGATCTGATTTGTGTTTTTTGCACATAGGAATTTGTGGTATAATATTTTTAATAAAATAAGATCTGTTATACATTGACTGTCATAAAAAAAGTTGATTTTTTTGTATCTGGACATTAAAAAATATGGTCCGATAATAAGAATCAAAGATCGAATAATGAAACTTTTGAAAAAAAATATTAATTTAGGTAGATCAAAGAGCAAAGCGCTGGTTGTAGGAATGGGTCGTGCGTTTGATTTTTTTGGGAACATTGATGATCACGCTCTAAAAGATATTTTCCAAAAATCGGATTCTGAGTTTTTTAAAGAAGATATGGAAATGATTGGAAAAGATTTCAACCGAGCATTCGACGAAATAAACATCAAATTATCAAAACACAAATAATATGGATGAACTCAATCCGAAGCAAAAGCCCACACCTATACTAAAAGACAATACCACTAATGTAAAGCATAGCTTTACTTCTGCAGAATTTTATCAAGGCCCGTTACCACCACCAGAAAAGTTGGAAAAATATGAGTCAATATTACCAGGTTTGGCGGATCGAATAGTAGCAATGGCCGAAAAACAATTAGATCATAGGACAAAAAATGAGCAGTATATTATTCAAAAGTCTTTTGATCTACAGGAGAAAGGGTTATATTTTGGAGGAGGAGTTTGTTTATTAGTAATTAGTGTCGGAGGAGTTTTAATTTATAATGACCCAAACTCTGGTTGGGGATTATCTCTTGTATTAACCCCGCTTGTGGCTCTTGTTGCTGCATTTATATACGAAAAGAGTATCAATAAATCGTATGACGGTGATGATTCGGTGGACGATTAATAACATCCTTAAGTTAATAATTACAGCATTAAAAAAAGGAAGATAGATTGGTGGAAAATGTGATCTACGGGTTGATGTTGTTTTTAACAATTGGTCTTTTATTTTTTTTTTGGAATGCCCTTTGGAAGGGTTATATGGTCGATCGTACCCGCGAAGATCTATTTAAACTTCGTGACAGGTTATTCGATTTAGGGCGACAAATTGGAATAAATTTTTCAGATCCAGCTTATCAAAGTTTCGAAGCAATAATTAACGGAACGATTCGGTTCACACATCGGATCAGTTTTTTGCGGTATTTAATATTTGTATTTTTGGTAAACTTGTTTATGAGTAGATACGAAGTATTTTCTAGTCTGAGACTAGAGTTGGACCAAGGTTTTAAAAAACTTGATCCTGTTGCTCAAGCAAACTTTAAGCCGCTACTTGAAGAATATGAGAGAATTGTAATATCTCATCTTGTGTTTAAATCGTTCTTTTTATTGTTGTTTACCTCTTCAGTCGGCATAGTTTATTCTATAATGCGTTTTCAGACGTTTGCTGCTGAAGGAATTTCGAAAGGCTATCAAAACTTCAGAGTAAAAGTTCGCGCTATTTACAACGGTCCAATAAAAAATATTCAGTACAACGCGATACAAGAAATGAATGCGGCTGTATCGGTTGTATAATTTACAATAAAAAGAAACTGAACAACTAGTGCTTTCTTTTTCGAAAATTTCAAAGCCTTTAGTGAGTTCTTGACAAAAACCAAATTTAATCTATTTTTGAGACATGGATTATAAAAATAGATTAAGTGCCAATCCAAATGTCATGCTGGGAAAACCGGTGATAAAAGGAACGCGGATTACCGTAGAACTTATCCTTGAAAGATTGGGAGAAGGATTGTCAATTGAAGAGATTCTAACCGCAACTCCTGGTATTGTAAGAGATGATATTTTAGCATGTCTATCTTACTCTAGCGAAGTCATATCACGAGAAAGTTTACTTGCAAGTTAATATTCTTGCAGACGAAAACGTTGATTTTCGAATAATTCAACCGATATATAAATACTGATTACTGAGGAAACGAAAACAATGGCTGCAACACCAATTCAAAAGATACCAAGGTGAGGCCGCAAAACGCTTTATTGAACGAGCAGATTCAACGGAGCGCCCAACTTTATCCATTTCTGAGCAACAAAGAAAAATGTACGACGCACTCTCAGAAAAAAACAAACAAAAATAATCTTCTCTTTGTGTAGTTACCAAGTTTCGGCACAAGGTTTATCCTGCTGTACTAATAGGAAGATTTGCGACTCATTCTGAATTCCTAATTAAAAAATAAGTGACATAAAAGGCATAGTATTGTATCATTTGCCATTGTTAAATTGTCCTATATTTGTGATAACATGTAGCAAATATAGTTTTATGTATTATGATGGGCACAATGGCAACCGCAAGAAAACGTAATTCAAACCGTTCATCTGGTGAGCGTTTGCTTTTTGATTTTCAAAAATCAAAAGAAGAATTAGAACAAGAAGCCCTTGAAAAAGAATATTATGATTATCTTTTTCGTATCGATGCAAAAGTTACACGTTTTGCTTTTGATTCTGTATTAAATAATTCTAAATCATCTGGTGCAATTCCACTTTTTTACAAAGGCGATTCTACACTTTTGCGTAGACGTGCAGTTTCGATTGTCGGCACCCGCAATCCATCTAAAAAGGGTCAAGAGACCGCTGCAGCAATTACAGAAGCAGTTATAAAACTTGGATTTGTAGTAGTATCAGGTCTTGCAAAGGGTATTGATTCCGTAGCACATTCAACCGCTTTAGTAGCCAAGGGCTCGACTATTGCAGTTTTAGGTACACCAATACATAAGATTTATCCTGCAGAAAATAAATTTTTAGCAGAAGAAATTTCAGAGAATGGACTGATACTATCCATGAATCTACCACATGAGGAGAAAGGGACTTATCTTTTTCCTAGACGAAATAGATTAATGGCACTAATGACAGAAGCAACAATTGTTGTCGAAGCAGGTGAAACTTCTGGAGTAATTCATCAAGCTGCAGAATGCAAACGGCTGCATAAAAAGTTAATTTTTTCAAAATCTCTTGTCGAACAAAAATACGATTGGGTTTCTAAATTTATCAATAGTGGCGCGTTAGTCGCAGAAAGTTCTAACCATCTAAAGCAGATTCTTTAAAAGATACTCATGTCTGTATATTCTTTTAATATACTCAGTTTATCTTCAGAGCAATCTGTATATGATAAAAATATAAAATATGGTTATCTAGCCAGATACTTTACTCCAGTCACACAATCTAAACAAAATCCATTTATGACAGTTGAGGAGTATCGTAATCTTACATATTCCCCTAATATATTAAATTACAAGGAAGGAACATCTAATGCCATAGACTTTTTTATTTCTGGAATGAAAAAATTTCTTGATCATATATTAGAGTTACATAATGAACAAAATGCTATTTTAATACCAGTGCCATCTTCAAAAGCAAAAAATGACCCTTTTTATAATAATCAACCTAAAAACAAAAATCTTGATGCACCACCTTTAAGGAAAAGAAATAGAGACAATAGAAATATAATATTTGTAAATCGCATTTGTGAATCCGATAATAAATATAAATGTGTGGAAGGAATTCATAGAATATCGTCTAAGAAAGAAAAAGAAAGAATTCCTATTGAAGATTATATTAGTGATTTAGAGATAAGACATACTGAAGAGTTGAATGGGAAGTGTGTCATTTTGATTGACGATATTAAAACCCATGGAACTACTTTTGAAGCATGTTCAAAATTGGTAGATAGCCATGCAACGCCTAGTCTGTTGATAACTATTGCAATTGGGCAAACAAGATCCCATGAAAGTTTTAAAAACGAAAGAAAAGAAATTTTAGAGCCAGACTTTTTTTAATAATATGGATTATAGTAAAGAAGCAAAACAAACTAGTGCAATATTGCCTTTACTTAATATTACACTGAGGCCAATGCGCGTTCTTGATGCAGAGGAATTGGCAATGTATAAAGCATTTATCGAATCTAAGAAAAAAATAATCAAAAAATCAATTATATAAAATAATCTTTCAAACCTATTCTACTTTAAAAAAACATAAAGTAATTTTCAAGCCTTCTGATTGTAATTTATATTATGTCTCTTCGTATAAATTATTGTTAACCAAAATTATTTGACGTTTATGGCAAGGTTGTTTTATTTTGCCAAAACTAAAATTATTTGAGGTAAATGTGAGATGAATATTAACAAAGCTGTGGATAAAAAATTTGAGGCAAAAAAACTTTCTGAAATCGCCGAATCACCTGTATCTGCTCTGCAAGGTTTGAGTGAGGGTGATGCGGAATATCTCCAAAAGGCATTTAATGTAAAAACAGTTAGAGATTTTGCGAATTTAAAATATGTCAAATGGGCTCAATCGATAGTTGCTTTAGCTGACACGGAACAATAACAACTAGGTGAATCTCATATGGCAATTCCTACAAAGACATTTGAAAGAGTCACCTCTGGATTAAAAAAATTTCAACCCATCTTAAATTCCGCAAGAGCGAGAGATGTAAATGAATCTGATACAGTAGTCATAATTACAGATATGCTTTCTGAAGTTTTTGGTTATGATAAATACTCAGAAATTACAACAGAGCATGTTATTAAAAAAACATTCTGTGATTTGGCGATTAAAATAGATGGCAAAGTTAAGCTCTTAATTGAGATCAAAGCAATTGGTCTGGAGCTAAAAGATGATCATATCAAACAGGCTGTTGATTACGGTGCAAACGCTGGCATAGAGTGGGTTATATTGACAAATGGAATGATATGGCAAATATACAGAATTACATTTTCTAAGCCTATAGATAAGGAACTCGTATATGAAATTAATTTTTCGAACATTAATCCGAAGAACGAAAATCATGTAGAACCTGTTTATTATCTTTGTAAAGAGGCACTTGGAAAATCCCTTCTTGACGAGTATCATTCTCAGAAGCAAGCATTAAGTAAATATTATATAGGCCAGATGATATTAACTGAAACGATATTGGATGTAATAAAGAGAGAGTTAAAGCGACTCACTCCAGGTGTTAAGATTGAGAATGAAGAAATCGAAGAAGTGTTAAAATCTGACATTATTAAAAGAGATGTGTTAGAAGGAGATAAGGCACTGGATGCGAAGAAAAAAATACAGAAAGCTGCTAACACATATCTGAGAAACTCTTCACCAATTCAGAAAAAAGAAACAATAACAGCAAATAATAATGAGCCAGAAAAGGAACTTCCCAATCCGGAACCAGCTTCAACTTAATTATTTCTGAGTAAAAAATCCATCACTCGTACTTAATTAACATTACGAGTGATGGATATAACAGAATCTTATTGTTATCAAAATTACTTGCGAATATAGCAAGAGTATACATTGCGTCAAACCCATCCTACTTTAAAAACGTTTCAATAATTGTCTTAATTTTCTTTAAGTCTTCTGGCTGTATCTTTACAAGTATCTCTGCAATCTCGCATAATGTAGGATTATTAATAATCTTACGGGATAGTATGATCCCTTTTTCAATCAGTTCTTTTTCTGCTTCTGTTACATTCAAAGGAGTTGTATTCTTTTCGGGTCCTATTCCTTTGTGTGTCCACTCTTTTCTAAATCCATACTTTAGTTCGATTACGATAGTAATACGATCAGTCAAATCCCGTTTATTATTCTCGAGCTGACTTAAGAGCTCCTGACTGATTCCAATCGATTTCGCAAATTCGTCCTGGCTGATTTTTTGCCCGGTTCCCTCTGTTCGTATGTATTTGATTCTTTCGCCTGGTGTGTTCAAATAAATATTTCTCTTTAATAAAATTTACTTGTAAAATATTGCATTGTAATACATGGTCATCCCAGCAACTAAGCATCACAACGCACTGACAGGAGAGATAAATTGAGCGTCGCAAAAAATCAAGGGCGAATTTGGCCCAAAGGTGTTATGTCCCGTGAAGAGATTAAGACGGAGCTGCAGTTTTTAAATAAAACTTATGATGTGATTTCTCACGAAACAGGAATGTCGTACGACGTTGTCCGCGGAACGATTGCGGGAAGAAAACGAAACGCCGTCGTTCTCCAATACCTCACAAAACTTGGAATCAAACACGGAAGAACCCCAAGCCCGAGCCGCAAGGCAAGCTAAGCAATATTAGAAAAACATAAAACGCTTCGTGGGTTCCCGACACACAGAGGCAACGATGGAAAATTCGCAGAACAGAGAGAACGAGAGAAAATACTTTTGGCAATACGACGGAGACGGGCAACCCCACAGAGTGAGCAGGCAAATGGCGCGACTACAGTGCGAGTATTTGCGCGCACTCATCAACCGGCAGCGTCCACTCGAACCGAGACAGGAAAGTATTGCTTGAGAGGAACAGGGAACGTGACGATAATGGATTTAGGATATGGCAACGAAAAAGGAAACGAAAGAGCAATCAATCGAAGAGATTATTGCACACAGGCGGAACTGTCTGGACACGGAAGAGTCAGACAAGGAAGCACTGACGGAGTACGTTCGCCAGTTTGCAAAAGCGAAGAGGGGAAACACAATTCTTCTTTCGCGCGAAAGTGGAATTCCGGATGCCAAAATCTCAAACCTGTTAAATCAAAGTGGATTCCCTCCAGGAATGGAAATAATTTTAAAGCTTGCCGAAACAATACAAAAACTACAAAATCTATAGATTTAGTCCTTGACAATTCTACAGAAACTATAGCTTATAGCACCTCATACAACTTAGGAGGTGCAATATGAAACAGTTGAGTGAATCAACTCAGTTTCCGATATTAGGAAATAGACATGTCGAAGAAAGAGACGATAAAACAAATCATCGAACACAGACGGAAGTGTGTGGATTCGGAGCAAGAACACCGCGAAGCGTTAATAGAATACATTCGAGAGTTTGTAGAACAGAAACGAGGAAACACAGTTCTTCTTTCACAACAAACAGGAATTCCAGTTTCGCGTATCTCCAATCTGGTCAACAACTCTGGCCGACCTCCGGGCATGGACGGACTTCTAACGCTTGCGGAGGTAATTCAAAAAGTATACAATGTTTAGATTTATTTATTGACAAAAATAAACATTGTGTAGATATTCGCACCTCATACAACTTAGGAGGTGCAGCGTGAACCCCGACACAGACCACCAAATGGACGCACTACGTAATATCGTCCAACTATCTCAAGACGTGCAGGCTGTCCGTAACTGGATTGATGCGAGTGAGCAAATTGCAGAAACCCCGTTAACCGAGGTGGAGCAATGAATTGCTTGAGTAAAATCTTAGAAATTCCGAAAATAGGAATAACACATGTCTTTAACAGACGAACAAATAAAAAAGACGATTCCCGCAATTATTCGTCAAAGACGAGAGAGTATCTCAAGAGAAGACATCGACAAACAGATGTTAGTCGATTATATCCGATACTTTGTCAATTTAAAACGTGGAAATGCGGCTCTTCTTGTAAAGGAGACAAAATTTCCTTCTGGAAATTTATCTCGTCTTATTTCCGGCGAGGGTGCTCAACCGTCCTTCGAGCGAATTCTTTCTATCGCCGAAACTGTTCAAATTCTGCTAAAAAAGCAGCAATAATTCTTGACAAAAAACCTTCTATAATAGCAGTTTTCTTTTGCTGCTTTAAGGAGGCATTGTCATGACATTCAAAGAAGATCAGCAAATGAGCCAGTTAAAAAAACTCATTAGTGAGTCCTCGATAAGCTTGTTGTCTTTGTCGGTTAACGGGATCTCACTTGATGACGTTATGCGCGTGGAAAAACAAAAGGCGAACGTAAAAGAATCTCGTGCCCGTCTCCGTGCTTTGTTTGTGAGTTACAGACAGACAATCAGGTATCTCAAAGGACAAGTCAAAGAGCGTGATGACCTCCTTCATACGCTGAGGGCCGAGACGGATGCGATGGCGGACGTACTTCAAGACATCAAAAAATCATACAGAGTGGACGAGGTGGCGTGATGAGCGATTTAAGAAGGATTATAAAAAAACCGATAATAGAGAAAGCCGATGTCCGAACTCAAAACTATTCTGAAAATCATAGAACGTCGACGATCGGAAATTGCATCAGAGTTAAACGATCGCGATCTATTAATACAATTTATTCGATCGTTCGTGGACTTGAAGCGCGGAAATGCGGCCGATCTCGCAAGGGAGTGCAAACTTCCAACTTCGACAATTTCGAGAATCGTTACACGGACCGGACCTCAACCCTCTCTGGAAACAATTCTCGACGTGACCGAAGCAGTAATAAAATTGAAAAAATTACAGTAAATTGTCTTGACTTGCTGAAATTTTTACAGCAATATCCCACCACGTTAAAAATGGGAGGGAACAGATGACAACTACAATAGAGAAAGCCGATGTCTTTAAAGAAACAACCATCAGTAGATCAGATTATAGCCAAGTGGGACGAGTGTCTAGAAGGGGAAGAGTTAGACAGGCAAATTTTAACGAATTACATTCGGGAATTTGTAGAAGCACAACGCGGAAATCAAGCCTTACTTGCGAGAGAGAGCGGAATCGAGAAAACGGCAATATCACATTTGATTGGCGGCACGCAGGCATTCCCATCCATAGAACGAGTAATCATTTTGTCAAAAACAGTCCGATTGTTGAAAAAAATTCAACAATAAGACTTGACATAGTTGAATTAATTTCAACATTATCCCTTCACGTTAAAAATGGGAGGGATAAAATGAATTTCGCATTAAGGAATTTTAATGGAGCACCAATAGGATATAGCGATGACGGACCAACAATTACAAAAAATCGCTTCCACGGTAATAAAGCGACGTCGGGAAAATCTGGATTCGGAAGAATCGGACAGGCAGATTCTAACGGATTATATCCGATACTTTGTGGATCAGAAAAGAGGGAATGCGGCTCTTCTCGCAAAAATGAGTGGTGTTCGACTCGGAACAATTTCAACAATTACAACAGGAATTGGCAATTTATCTTCAATGGAGCGATTGCTTATTCTGTCAGAAACAATTCAGAAAATTCTAATGTCTTAAAAATTAATACTTTAGTTCTTGACAATATCTTAAATTTTAAGACATTATCCCTTCGCAATTCAAAATTCAATTTTGGAGGAGAAGGGAAATGACTTTCGTAAAAGCAACAAAAGAACAATCAAAATTACGTGCCGCGATCTTTGGGCCGTCCGGATCAGGGAAGACATACTCTTGTCTTTCGATGGCGCAAGGCATGGGAAAGAAAATTGCGGTGATTGATTCAGAACGTGGATCATCTGCAAAGTATTCGGACCGATTTGAATTTGATATTTGCCAACTTACGGATCGATCAATTGACAGTTATATAGCAATGATGCGAGAGGCGGGCAAATTAGGTTATGATGTTTTGATCATCGATTCCGGAACTCATGCCTGGCAAGAGTTGCTTGAAGACGTTGATAAGATTGCAAAAACAAAATTTGCAGGGAACTCTTACGCTGCATGGTCGGAAGGAACACCAAAGCAGAAAAAACTTATTTCTGCTTTATACGATTTTCCTGGGCACCTCTTTTTTACAATGCGCTCAAAGACAGAATACGTACTTGAGACAAATCGAAGTGGCAAGCAAGCTCCTAAGCGCGTTGGTCTTGCGCCTGAACAAGGCAAGGGTGTTGAATACGAATTCGATATTCTTATCGAACTTAGCATAGATCATTACGCTTCCGTATCTAAAGACCGCACCGGAAAATTCCAGGACAAGATTATCGAGAAGCCTGGAAAAGAATTTGGGGAAGAACTTGCATCATGGTTGTCAGAAGGCGTGGCGCCAAAACCAAAACCTGAAAAAGCTCCGGCGGAAAAAGAAGATCCTTCTTCGCTCGGCCCTGCGCAGCAAGAACAACCAGCTCCAAAAAAACTTGATAAATCTCTCGAAACAAAACTCGCAGATACCAAGGCGTGGATCGACGGAGTCCTGGGCAACGAAAGCTTAACTCAAAAAGAAGCGATTCAAAAACTTTCATCCTGTAGGAAACGGTGGGAAGGGATGTATCAAGAATTTAGCAAACAGAACAAGGTCGCACTCTATCAAGAGGGATTGACGCACTTCGACCGTGCGTTAGGCGCGCTTGGGCATACGGAAGAGGGGGACTTATCCTAATGGCCGCACTCGCAACACTTAAACTATTCGAACTCGACGATCTGTATTATCAGACACTCTACTCCGCGATTAATCCGGACACGGGTGAAATTGTAGATGAGGTTCTTGCGGAGAAGTTGAACGAGATCGTTGAAGCAAAGGAAAAGAAACTCCTCAATCTTGGGTGCATATATTGCGAACTCGAACTTGAGGCAGCAGCTTTAAAATCAAAAGAAGCCAATCTTAAAAAGAGGAGAGAGGCCCTTGAAAAAAGGTATAAGAGCCTTTTAAGATTTATTAAAGCTAATCTGCAAGAGGGGACTAAACTCAAAGACGATCGAGTTAAGCTCTATTGGCGCAAAAGCGAATCCTTGGATGTAAAAATACCTGATAATCAACTCCTTACCGTACTCGGCGAAGAGTTTACAAAAATTGAATATAGCCCAATGAAAAATGAACTCAAGGCTGCTATTAAATCAGGGAGATCATTTAAGGGTGTCGAGTTAATAGAGAATCAAAATCTACAAATAGATTAAGGAGCTATGCATGGATAATCAAAAGAGAGATAGAATTAGAATTTTGAATCAATACGACGCGCTCTTTGATGATAAGTGTGATGAATCATTGGATGAGGTCACTCACATCATTGCAGGACTTATAGAGGTCGACGAAGACCTAATTCGTCAGACCGTCCTCGAAAAATGGTACGAGGCCGCATAAGAATAAGTAGCGTAATCCCTGGCACGGCAGGGATAGGGTATCTCCTAAGTTTAGCCGACCGTGCGCGGCACTTTTGGATTTTCGGAGATTAGCGAGCTAATTTTGGGTAGCACCCACCATTCTAGACCATGGGCAAGCTCGGATCCTATAGGGAGCTTAACGACGAAATGTCAACTAAACCTTATAGGCTCTCCGAAAATCCAAAAGGAATAAAAGAGGAATTATGAAAGTTAAAACATTAATTAAGAAACTAGAGAAATGTAATCCAGAAGCAATTGTAGAATTCTACAATTGCTTCTGGATCTGAGTCAGGTAAGGTGATCGACGTTTTCGCTGAAAAGAATGAAAAAATAGTAACACTTGATCTCGTATCGACTCATTTTTTCGGCGAAAAAGCGGATTGGTGACACTATGAATTTTGAGCTATACTATTACGATTTTATAATACTCAAACAATACGCAATACTAACCGTGTGGTATAGTCTTGCGCTGGCATGTGTATCTGGGTCTTCCGTAGTTTGCTCTATATGCATAAGGACTTTAATCAAACTATGGAACCCAGCTTAAAATTTTTGATCGGATTAACTGCAATTTCCGTTGTATCGGTGTTTTACTTTTTGCAGTGGTTACACGGTAGATCAGAAGATTATGATGCTGACGATCTTATACAAAAGTGGAGTCACATACGCAAAAGTTATTTAACACAAGAGGACGCCGCTTTAAAGGCTGCAAACTCTACTGATAAAGCTAAAAATACAAAACCGGTTTCTTTTTTGGACCCGACAAAGCGACATAAAGGACAGTGAGAGGAAGGGATAATTATCATGATTGCGGATACGCAAAACGAACACATAAATAGTATATTACAAAAACATAAATTTACTCAGATCAGGCCGAACGAATGGAATTTTGTTGGAACTGTATATACGAAGATGGCTTTAAAATACGGTACAATGGAATTTCATCACGTTGATCTTTATAGTAGTATAACAATAAATATTGGTGATCAGATTATAATCAAAAAAAACAACTCTGTTGTTTTTGTAACAGATAGTTTAGATGATCTTGATCGTTATTTAAATAACACTCTCTATCTGACTTCGCCTATGCAAAATATAGAGTGTGTTGTATGAATGCCGTTCCTCGTAGAGTTCCACGTCCCAATCGGCCCGAGGGATCTTCTTATGCCGTTGTTGATTTTAATGTTGTTAACGGATTCGGACTGACAGACGGAGAGAAAATAATTTTTTCGCTGATTCACAATCTTAGTAATCGGAAGGAAGGGTGTACTGCAACTAACGATTATTTTGCGAGACTATTAGAGAGGTATAACCCGTACGAAAAAGATTCTGAAAAACTTTTGGCGGAAAAAACGAAAGCTGAAAAAGCCATTTCGGCCTCTATCTCAAGGTTAGCAAAAAAGGGTGCGATAACAGTCAGGCTTTTAAAAACAAAAAACGGGACAAGTCGGTTTATTTTTTCTAACGTTCGAATCATCAAACCCACTCCACAAAATATAGACCCGGGTCCACAAAATGTGGAAGACCCCCCACAAAAAGTAGAGTGGGGTCCACAAAATATAGAGTGCATGCACTCCACAAATTATGGAGCAGATATTAAAGGGGATAATAAACTAGATAGTACAAAGAAAGAAAAAGAGGTTTCTTCTGAAACTATTACATTTGTAAACGTTTATGAAAAAACAAAGGAGTTTCTCGCTTCGAGGAATATCGAATACGTTCATACTGTTGGAAAAGAAACCTCTGCTTTAAATTGGTTTATGGCTTCCGGTCTTTCGGCTGATAAGATTATAGAGGTTGTTTCTAATCTCATTCGCATTAAGGAGTCAAAAGAATTCAAAGACGATCTTAAGTTTTGGAAACCGATTCCGATTACAATTGCCTCTGCAAAATCTTATTACGAAAAAATACAATCAACTATAGTCGCGCTAAAGCCGCCATCCTCGGAACGACCAACACAAACTAATCACCAACCAGATTTTGAATACTTCGAGGATTATATTCAGGCACAAAAAATATCACCGACAACAAAACAGTTTATCCTAAGTGCAAAATCACCGGAGGAGTATTACGATCCAAATTCGACAAACCCTAAAATTACATATGCGAAATCATTTTACGAAACATTCAAAAAATCTAAACAAGACAAAGGGGAGCCATGCAAGTTCAAAAGACCAGCAGCAGCATGACGAACGAACAATTGGGAGCGTCAATCCGTTGGCATCTTAACAGTGGATATAGAATCGAGCGAACATACGAGATTTTTGCAAGACGAGGAGCAACGTTAGCGCTCGTTACAGAAATCTATGAGAAAATGAAAAGTGAGCGTGCCGAACTGGCGAGGAGAGGGAAATAGGGGATGGATTTCTTAGATAAAACAGGCAGAGCTATTCAACCGGGAGACACATTGAAACTTTACCATTTCACTGGTCCAAGAAGGAAGAAATTCTATATGTACAAATACGTTTTAGATTTCATTGAACTCGGAAAGGACAAGAGGATAGGATTAAGAATACTGCATTTATCCTATCCTCTGAATCCAGATTCGAGCTATTTTAATGTGATTTGTGATGATAAAATTCACGACGACTTTGAGATAGTTCAAGGCAAGTCCGATGGGTACCCCATCGAAGAAAGGAAATTGATTAAGAAGAATAAAAAATGAAAGAACAAGCAATCAAAGAACGACCAATCTTGTTTTCCAGCAACATGGTCCGAGCTATTTTGGACGGAAACAAAACCCTTGGGTTTGGGTGATTGAGTTCGAAAAAAAATGAGACCACAACCCGAAGTCACACTAGATCAATTCCTTTCCGCGTTTGACGAGGGCGTAAAGAAGGCTGTAGAGAAACCTACTGTAGTGCCTAACGTGCGCGTTGAGGATCGCGGGTTTTTCACGGAGGAGCGATTCTACAGAGTCGAGTCACGTAAAACGGGTGAGCTGTGTTTTGCGTCTCGTTGCCTGGGGCAAACAGCAGAGCACCCGGGGTGTTATCAGGTCACGAGGTATTCAGATCACAGACGTCGCTGGGTAACGACAGAGGAATTCGTGACACAGTTCCGGAGACTCAAAGGAGTTCCGGAGCGCATATACGTTAGTGACGCGTTGGGCGTAAGTCCGGACTGGAAGAAAACGGCAATTGAAGAGGATAACGTGGCGAGTGCTTTGTTGTGGAGTTGGTTTAATAGCGTGAGAAAGAACAAACAGAGTAGAGAGGTTGCGTAGTTAAATGTTTATCGCAAAAAATTCGAATGGAAAATTTTCGGAAACGGGGTCGCTGGAATGACTGTCGAGCTTAAGACAAAAATAAAACCGGTATCCGTAAATAGAAGATACGGCCTTTCAAAGAATAAAAAAAAGTTAATATTATCAAATGATTATAGATCTGTTAAAGAAGGATTACAATATGATTTTAGATCACAATGCTTATGTGGTCCAGTAATCTTGAACGAATGCTCTGTGGAAATTCATACACCTTATGAACGTCTTGATATTGATGCAATTGCGAAAATTCTTTTAGATGCGATGAATGGAATCGTATATAAAGATGATAGGCAAGTTTATCGTTTGGTGATGGAAAGAAAAATCCGTGACGATATAAGAATCGTTGTGACGGAGAGGGAAGGAATATGAACTTCGAAGTAGGTAAATTTTATAAAATCCCTTGCGCTGAATTAATAGGACCTAAAGGCAAAAGAGTTTTTGTCCCAGTTAATGGCCCTGAGCATTCAGATCCACAATTCGGAGCGAAGGAGGATCATTATCACATTGATGCGAGGTTCATTTCAGAAAATTCTAATGAACAATTTTCCATTCAATCCGGATTTACAAACAAACCAGTGTGGACGGGTCAAAAAAATATAATCTCCGGAGAACGGTTTTCTTTCCAGGGGATTATATTTAAGAGGAAGCTTTGTCGTTCGAATGTTACGGGTCTTCTTGGGCCAAACCCATCGGACCGTGCACCGGAACTTGAGAAATACAAATCGTGGGCAAAAGGCTTCTTTGGGAAAAAGTGCCATGGTAAGAGATGCCCACATCTGGGAACGGAACTCATCGAGGCCAATGGAGTTAAATTCTGCCCACTCCATGGCCTAAAATCAGACAAAGAGGGCAGTGAGATTGTAGGATATTTTTTGCCAGAACAAGGAGTAGGAACGATATGAAAGTATTTTTAATTTATGATTACGAATATTGGGCGGCAACATCTTTACGACAGATTGTACGTTATTTAGCTAAAGAAATAGAGGGTACTATTAAGGAATTTATTTCAGAAAACGTATTAGAGATTGTTGATATAGACGAACGGTATGTTTGTGGAGATGATGCGGCAACGCAAGATTTTCTGAAATTTGGCGGAACGGAAGAAGATCGATATTGGTTGGAAAAATTGGGGGCAGTAGTCACCTTTAGACGTTATATAGAACTTTGTATCGACTCGGGCCATGATCCAAATTGTCCTTTCCCCATTGCGGGCAATTGTTAATAGTTATGGCATTTGGAAATCGAGGTTGTTTTAGGAGAAAATAATAGAATGTCATTAAAAATAAAATTCTTACGCAAGATTGTGTATCTTAAATACAATCTTCAGAAGCTAAGGCAAACGGGTAGTAGTTATAAGATACTTGGAAATATTCTTGATTACTCATTTATATGCGTTTACTTAAATCACAACTTTGGTGGTTACCTGAGAACTTGGCGTTTGTTTATATTAAATTTAGATTATATTAAATATAGTGACGTTCTATACAATTATCTAATGATTGAATTTGGTATATTCGGGTTTTGGTTAAGTATTTGGATTAGATTGTGTGGGAGGAAAAAAATAGAATGTCATTAAAAATCAAAACCTGGAGAAAGATTGTGGATCTTAAATGGTTTTTCATATGGTTAAGGCGTAATAGTAGTATTAATTTAATAGGTAAAAATCCATTTGATTCATTTATAAATGTTTACTTGGATCATTCTTATAGCCTTACCTCTCAAGACAGTAAACATTTAATTACATTAAATTTATATTATTTTACTTATACTGAGATTCCACTCAAACGTTTGGTCTTTGAGTTTGGTTTATTGGGAGTTTCCTTAGGTGTTTCGATCAGATTGTGTGGGAGGGTAGGGGAGGAATAAGTATGAAAGAAGAACAAATGACTCCACAAGAACGCCGTGAATATATCGCTGAAAAAATTTTGGGTGCAAAGAAAAAAATTCTTTATTACACCTGGTTGTATGTTACGGGAAAAGAATTCCATCTCCCTTTTGAATGGGAATTTCCAGACGGAAGGATAGTTAATTCAAAAACAGACTTCGAATCCCTTTCGGAGTGGGTTAGTCCTTTATTCGAAGAGATATTTCCGATGCTTGCAGGAGAAAAGTGGATCATTTCGTTTTTATATAATGGACACGTGAGTTTGAATGATTCAGAAGGCTGGGAAATATTAGGCATTAGAACAGGACCGCTTGCGATGGTCCTTGTTGATGCACATATAAAAATCACAGGAGAAAATAGCTATGAATTCAGTGCGTGATGCTTATATTCTTGATTCTTTTCTGGAAGATATTAAGGGTTATGATAAAGATCAAATATTATCTTTTATAGAATCTCATTCAGATATTCAAGAACGAATTATAGAAAGAAGGGATAAGTCTCTTATCTTTGGACAGCCGTCAGTTATTTTATTGTATATGTTGATCGAGCAAATGCCAAATAAAGTTAAAAAACTATGGCCTTTAACACCTTCAGAACTCCAACCTTTGTTTAATGATCTTGGAATTGCATTTGATCCAGATTAAAGTGAAGTGTTGAGATTTGTCTTCAGTTAAGCTTTTACTGCACATTCTCGCTTCCAGTAACATTTACGGATACGATCAAGCGATTACGGTGATAATTTTTATGGTACAATTTATTTTAAGCTAAATTCAAGACAACGTTATCTTAAATTTGATTACGCTTGTTAAAAGGGGAAAGTATGACTCTAAAAGAATTGGAAAGCTTTCGAGAGGATTTGAAAACTGTAACGGGATTTACAGACGAAGAACTCGCAAAGCTTGAAACTGAGTTTTCGAAACTTCCGGTATTTCCGGATCTGGGATCAGGTTTTTACGCGGTGTTTGTTGAGGGAGCGGCCGCGTATCGAAATATGCAGAGGGAATTATGAACATTTATATAATTTTGGAAGATCACGAATGTGAAGATGTCATATGACCAACTTTGAAGTCATCAACCTCATATTGATGTACACAGTGCCTTGCGTTGTCGTCGGGTGGGTTGTGATTGCCCTCTTTGTTTGGCTTCCGTTGTGGTGGGTGGTGACAAAGTATTTTGGAGAGGATAATCAAGATCATGAGTGATGTTAAGACAAGCCTATCAGAGCAGTATTATATAAAGCATATATTACACACTTTTAAAAGCGAGAAGTCAGTATTAATAGAGATCATGTATTATTATCCAATTGGACTACAGGTATCATTTGAGGCTAGTGGTTGGAGCCATGGTCAACCCTTAGTAAAAGGTATATTTTATCGAGATAAAATAGGAGAGATGACAAAATATAAAGAAATCACATTACTAACACCGACTGAAAGAAGAGAACTATCATACAAAATATACGAAGAAGTAGATAAAGTTTTAGAATTAGTAGAATAGGATTGATGTTGTTAACATAAAAAAATAACTCAAATTGAAATTTGGTTGAAGAAATATAAACGTTATTATAAGCGAAAATAAAAAAACTTTAGAGGATAAAATGAATATCACAATAAAAACATTAGAAACCATAGTATGGCTAATTATCACACCAATCTTAGTTTTGGTAGTTGCGGGAAAACAATACAAACTACAGTTCAAAAAAATCTGGAATGTATCGTCAGGAATTAGTAAACAAGTAAAGAGACCTTCCAGATCAAAACTGAAAAGAAAGAATCCAAATCTGTTGGATAGATTTTTAAAGCTGTTTAACTTTAGAGATAAAAAAAAGAATGCAGCGCCTAAGAAAAAAACTACTCCAAAGAAGAAGACAACTCCAAGACCCAAAAAGAAAGCTACTACCACTCACAAGCCTACACCCAAGAAAAAAGTAGCAAAGAAGAAACAAGCTCCTAGACCTAAGAAAGTAAACGCGAATCCAGTCAAAGACAACGAAGAGACAGTCGAACAATTCACCGGTGATTTCTTCGGCGAGTAGTTAAAAATATAAAGAGGTTATGAATAAAAAACATCTACATACTCTTTTTGAATTACTAAAATCTAGGGGATATTTGTTCTTTTGGGCAAAAGCTGCAAATCAACAGAGCCCAGATGTCCTGATGATTTTAGAGCAACGGAGAGGATTTGGCGCGCTCATTCTCTCTATTGTTCTAAAAGAACAAAAAATCTTCCGAGCAGGACACCGTACGCTATTTACTACTCATGAGTTATCGTGTAGAGATGTAACACACAAGAAACTTAGCAAAAGAAACTATTGCGCACGGTTTGCACAAGGAGAGGAGCAAGCCTTGAAGATTGTAGAGTGGTATCTTGACGGAGAAAGGATTCCTGCATGAAATCAAAACAAAAGTCTACCAAAAATCTCAAACAAGGTCCAGCACCTACCCAAGACAATAGAATCAAGAGATCAAAATCAGGAGGATATAAGTCAACACGCACAGAAGTAGAGCGTAGGATAAAAATAATCGAAAATCTGCTCCTTTCGGGCCTGGAAAAGGATATAGTGCATTATTGTGCCGAAAATTTTAATATAAACGCCCGACAAAGTAAAAGATATAAAGCACGCGCACTCAAAAATATACGTAACATTACAGATAGAGATCGAGAGAACAATGTAGCGAGAGCAATACACATGGCGACGGTTGGCTATAATCGAGCAATGTCAAATGTAAAGGCCGCAAATGCAGGGCCAAAATATCTTGATATATTTTGTAAAATAATAGGAGCCTACGAACCGCAAAAAATCGATGTGAACACTAGTATAGATTTGGTGCAACTGGCGAGAGAGGGACATACTGAGTTACCACGAAAAAAAGAATCTATCACCAGCATTGATACTGGCGAAGACAATTCACCGCAACGAACGTAATCAAAAACTTACAATCGAGCCAGGTAGTTTCCAGTGGGAGCTATATAACGAAGCTTGGGATCAAGATGTTGCAATAATAAAATCAACTCAATGCGGGATTACGGAATGGAACATTGTTACGCAGTTGGCAATGGCCGAATTCGGACTTGCACAATTTACAGTGTTTCCGACGGAACCAGATAGGAATAAATTCTTATCAGGTAAACTTGAGAAATCAATTTCTTACGTTCCTTACTATCAAGATAAAATCAAAAAATCGGAATCGAAAATTACAGATAACAAATACATGAAAATCTACGCAGGGACCAATCTTGTATTTGTAGGTTCGAACTCCGAATCTGGATTTACTTCAGTCACTGCAGACGTAGCAACAATCGAAGAAATGGACACATGCGATCAAAAAAATATAGGAATGACCGCTGAACGTCTATCAAACTCAGAATATAGAATCCAAAGATGGATAGGCAACCCCACACATAACGGCCGTGGTATATCAACAAAACATAAACATTCCGACAAGCGACTTTGGACCATCAAACATGGTTGTTCACACGAAATACACCCAGATCCGTTCAAGCACTTGCTCCATAAAGAGTCAGGTATCCCCATTGATCCAGATTGGGAATGGGGTAAAGAGCCTAGATTGATTTGTGATAAATGCCACCGGCCCTTTGATCGTAAATCTCCTGGTTACTGGACACCAACAGCCACGGGGAGAATACTCGGATACCATATATCAAAACTATTCTCAACGCAAGTGTCGATGGCCGAAATCGTTGAGCATTATCAAGAGGGCCTTGCGGATCCTGATGCAATGCAACGGGTATATAACGGAGCTTTTGGATTAACATATACAACCGTAGGGACACAAGTCACAGAAGAGATTTTAAATTCTAACGTTGATCCTACTTATAAATTCCCTAACACACATAAGGGCCCATGCTTAATAGGTATAGATCCTGGATCGAGAATACATTATACAATATGGTATCAAAATTTTGAACATGAGCGTTGGGATTTAGTTTGTGCAGGGTGGACCCGTAGCGAGGAGGGCCTGCATGATGTCATCGCGCAATACAATGTCCAATGCGGGGCAATCGATGCGGGTCCAGAGTTGGAACTAGTACGGAGACTAAAACAAAAATATAACTGGTTATGGAGTGTGGATTACGCAAAAGGTGCCACGTCAACACAAACCAAGGAGATTGTACATTTAGCAGAGAGACGAATATCTGTTAATAGGACGTACGAAATGGATTTTGTTAAATCTTGGTTAACTCGTAAGTCTGCACGTTTACCCATTGGTATAGATAAGCACGATGGCGAGACCTTTTACCAAATGTTACAGGCGCCTATACGTAAGTATGACCCAATTCGATATTGCTACACTTGGGACGAGGGATCGAGCGATGATCACTATTACCATACTATTGTATATTTTCAACAAGCGCGCAAAATTTGGCTTTACAATCGTAAGAAGATGGGTGAGCCAGATCGTATAAAATTATGAGCAAGTCAGAAACCGACCGAATACCAAAACATACAATCATCACTAAGCCCGTAAAAATTTATAAAAATACTCAATGGGCAAAATATCGTCAGGACGGCAGAAGCGAAGAGACAAGAGATGGAATCAAAGAACAAACAGAGTAATAAACCTCTTGCAGCTGGGCAAGGTTGGGCAATCTATTCACCCGAATCGTTCTCATCACGTTTAGCACAGGCAAAGGATGGGACGTGGAAGGAAGCAAAAGTCAGAGGATTAAACAACTGGTTTACTCTCGACCCTTGGCAATGTCTTGATATTTTTAAACTTAATTATAATGTTTTTTCCATCGTCTCTCAACGATCTCAAATTATCTCTGGGATGGATTATAAAATCATTCCATCACGCAATATTGAGGATGAAATTGCAGAAGATCTTAAAGAGCTAAAGTGGAAATTTGATCAAATTGATGATTACGATACAAATACGTACTCTAAAATAAAACGTGATATGTATGCAAAAAAAATAAGAGAACATTTAGGACTCTTTGAGTTAAAGACAGATTTATCAAATTTTGATTCTGCATTACGTTTTTGGAGTAGAAGAATCAAGAGAGAGACTAACGCAAGTGCTAGCCAAATCGAAGACTGGTTACAAATTACAAAAAGATTTGAGATAAATGAGGGTGGAGAATTTGTAACCGCAAATGTACAAGGGTTCCAAGATTTTCTTTTGCAATACGTACAAGATATGCTCATTCACGGGCGAACTGCGATTCAAAACCCAAATAATTATTTTGATGGCCTTTGGGTTTTACCCGGCGGGTCTGTGTATCCTATCCCAAGTGAGATCGTAGGACAAACTGAGTTTTACGTCCAATTGATGTATGGGATGTCGGGATATGGCCAACAAATTCCTAAGTTTTTTAATCCAACCGATTTATCAATGTCTTACTATCTCCCTAACTCTGCAGTTGTGTATGGATTAAAACCTTTGGATGCGGTTATATACCAAATCCAAGAAAATTTTAATTTTGCATCATACATGGCCGATCATGCAAACAACGAAAAGCCACCTGAGTATGTCATCTTTGTTGTAGATGCAAAGATGGAGCTAACTGACAATTTAGATGATTTTACAAAAACAGATTCTGTGGAATTAGAAAGACAAGAGGCAATTTTAAACGAAAAACAAAAAGACAAGGCCGTTAGAATATTAAAACAAACTGGATCAGATGCAAAACTTTTTAATTTATCTAAAGAGAATACTATTGCAGATCATCAAGCAAGAGAAGAGGTAATAAAAAAAATTATAGCAAGAGTATTCGGAGCAACCCAAAACGAAATGGGTGAAACGGATACGGGTGGAATGATTGCAAAAGCAGGAGCCGAGGCGCAACAAGAACTTTACAATCGGCAATCGATAAAGCCAATTGCAAAATCGATCGAAGAGGTCCTAACGTTCGAAGTCTTACCAAGTCGATGGGGAATTCGGAAGGATTTAAAAGGCCGAGAAATACTTTGGAACTTTAAATTTATGTCTGTTGATTCGGATATAGACAAATACACAAAGGCAAAGATTGCAAAAGATTCTGGATCGATTTCGGTTAATGAGATTAGAGAGCATGTTTTAGGAATCGATCCAACAGCAAACCCAGAGGACAATCAAATTACTCCCGTGTCGTTACCACCGGACAATAATGATCTCATGAAGGCAATAACGCAATTAAAGGTGCGATAACAGAGTAATTGTCGTAAGCCTATGCCATTATATCAACCGATATTACAGAGTAAGGAATTTATAAATCTAACCAGAAGATTGGTGACTGAACTTCGAACTATTTTTTTGGTCTTGCAAGATGAGTCCTTAAAAATTCTCAGAACATCAATCCGAGAAAGTTGGTCTTTTACAAAATTCGAATCCGAACTGGATAAATTATTCAAAGACAACCTATCCTCATCAGTGCAAATTGTTGAGAAGCGTGCTGTCGGTGCAAATGCTATTGATTGGGCAAGACTTAAAACAAATTACAAAGATAATTGGTCTGGTGACAATTACCAAGAATTGATACACAAGATTATAGTTGAGAATCAAAAAAAGATTTCGCAATCCGTTTTAAAATCAGATCAAGATCGGTTACATAATAATTTAAACAAGATTTTGCCAAAAGGAACTGATACTAAAACACTTAAGATTCCGGACATTGATTACGCATTAAAAAGATCATCCACTTTGATCAAAGCCGCTGATAATTCTAAACTCATGTCTATTACGAGGCGGGAAGAGATTCGCAAAGTCATAAAAAACGTTCTCACAGAAAATCCAGTACAAACACAGGCCGGTACAATCCGTAAGGATATTTCGCGCAAAGTAGAAACTGGTCTCCGTGATTACTTTGATGGCTATACCAAAAACTCTCCCCCTTACGGCATTCCGAAAAACTTACACGCGATTGCGGTAACAGAAACACGATCCGTCGTAAACAACGCACGACGAGAATATATGCAGATGGCAAAGGCGGAACTTGAAGACGAGTGTACGATTTTAAAATCATGGGTGCATAACGGGACGTTGTCAAAACACGCAAGAAGCCCACACGTAAGCCTCGCTAAATCTAGGCCCATAGAATTAGATCAAAAATTTTTAGTAAAAAGTGCGGAGGGGAAAACGCATTTTGCAGACGGTCCTCATGATTATGCTTTGCCACCGAGTGAAGTGATTAACTGTAGTTGTGAGATCAGATATTCAATCAAACGCAAAAAGAAAACTCTTAATTCTACCGAGCCTAAAGATATAAAAGATCATATCTTTGATACGTACAAAAGGCATGCTCCCCCAGTTATAAAAATTGGGGGAGTTGTGTTTAGGAAAAAGATTTAACGTTTTTTGAATCGTTCCCTAGTAACATAAAAGTAGACACTTTTTTCCGACTCTCTTAAAAATAAATTCATAGGACATAAAATTTTAGTTGCATTTTAAAACCGCATCTGATTAGCCTCGGCATCGAGAACTAACGGATTATTCTACATGCCAACGGCTACAACACCACAAGTATATAAGATACAGTTTGATATACTACCCGCATCAGCAGTAACGCGGAAAGCGTTACATCCACGTCGTGATCCAATCACAAATTGTACTACAATCAAAAAAGATGCTTCTGGAAGAGAAAGACGGTATCTAGTTGGCACAAGTTCCGGGCCAAAGAAAGACGCTCACAAGGATGCGATGAGCGAAAAATGTATCAAAGGTTTCCAGCAGCAATCACTAGATAAAACAATCCTCTTAGTACATCCACACACAGACAACCTCATCGAAAATCAAATTGGTATATTAGATAAATCTGCTATTGATCAAGATGGGGAATGGAAAACTCAATTCCGTTTATTTGATAAATACGATTTAGAAGATAATCCAGAATTTTCAAAGACCATAGTCGAAAAAGCAAATCAGTTTTGGATGATGGTTCGAGGCGAGGGCGCTTACAGCAAACCAACACGCATCTCTCAATTTTCGATCCAGGGTTTGATGCGAGAAGAAGATGTATTAAAAACAAGTAACGGCATAGTGATAAACTGCATCGAACTAGATGCGGTTGCAGCAGTAACAAAAGGCGCATATCCGCAAAACGATTTTCTTACCGTCGAAAAAGCACTTACCCAATTTATCAAAAAAGGCGAATTACAAGATGCTGTTGTGCAAGATCAACAGACCCGTGATTTGTATGATGAAAATCTTAGTATCGATTGTGTATTTAGAGACTCTTTTAGAAATATAATTGAATCCAAAGATTCAACGGATCAAAAGAAAGAGAGAATATCAAATCTGTTTGATGAATACAAACAACTAACTATGGACTTATTCGAGAAATATAATTACGAATTCCCGGATGATGATAATCAAAAATCGGCAGATGTTGAATCTGCCACAGGAGAAAAAATGGCAAACGATTCTACAGAAGATTCGAACCAAGAGGAAAAAGAAGATGCTCCTGCAGGTGGTGAAGGCAATCCTTCTGGCCAAAACGCAGACGCATTAAATCAAATATCGCAATCATTGGAAGCTATTCTTGCTGCTATCCAAGGGATGCAAGGCACTGCTCAAAAGGCAAACAAGGAAGACGATGACAAGCCTCCTGAGTCAGATGCGGACGAAGACGCAAACAAGAAGGCGAACAAAGATGCCGGAACGATGGAAGATTCAGAGGTTGGATCTCTTAACGAAGTGAGTAAGGCGATCGCTCAAATCAAAAAACTTCCGTTATCCGAAAAAAAGAAATCGGAAATGATTTCAGAAATTCGTAAAGCATCAAATCCGAACTACGCAGTCATGTCAGAGGTAGAAGACATTAAGAAATCGTTAAACGAAACAAATAATTTGCTGAAAGCGATGGCTGAAGGTTTTTCAGAAATTGCAATTGGAAAATCTATTACGGAAACGGTTAAAAAATCTCAAACCCAAGGCAATGGAGCGCAACTTGGTAATGAGAAAATTGCTGAAACTTTGAATGAAACATTTCAGGGCGGAAAGCAAAAGGGTGAATTAGTTACGAAGTCCTCAGCAATGAAAGACTTTAACGAAGCATTAAGAAATCTTAAAGGTGTAAAGTAATGACAATCGATGAAATAAAAAAGAATTTGCATGATGCAGTCCAGCAGATTGTAAAATCTGCACAGGGAACAGGGGCATCTGATAACCCATCACTAATCGCACCAGCATTTAGTAAAAAGCTGACGAACATGATTCAGTTTATGAATCCGATCAACCAACTCGTAGCAGTGTCTCCGTTTGAATCTGAGGGGATTATCGGATCAACGAAATATGTTTATCCAAAATTGACTTCTTTGCGAAATCCAGGTTCGTTTGGTGGTGAAATGAGCGATGGCCAAATTCGCGCGTCTAAGTTCGATAATGCGGAAGCTCTTATTAAGGCCAAAAAATCTCGTTTCCGCGTTTGGGATCTCGGTAAAAAAGCCTCTAAGGATTACATTGATCTAGCGATTCGGCAATGGACTGCGGAAGTGACTGCGTTCTCAATAGATTTCGCTTTAGGAATTTTGTATGATAATCCAATTCTCGGAAGCCCGACAGACCGAACTATCGGCGCATGGGAAAACTCATTAGATGTAAGCATTCAGACGAACCGTATCGATAGATCTATTAGTGGCAATCCAACGCTTCCGGGCGAGATTGATATATTCCAAGAAGTTTATACTAGATCAATGCGTAACGGTGGAGAGGGACATAGAAGAGTTTGGGTGATGAGTCCAGAAATGGCTGGGTATTTGACTGGATTTGCATTTGACAGAGTTCGATTAACTCAATCAGTCGACCAATCTCCTAGTGGTGAAAGACCATTCGAAACGCATATTGGATTGTGGCCAAAAACACTTCTTGGATTGCCTATTTGTGCGACAACGTTGATGGGTGGTGGTTACAGCAATCCGAACGTGGATACAATGGGAGCTGTAGCGGCAAATGCAAGTGCCTCTGGGGGCAATCTCTCCAATGGGACAATTTACTTTGTTGTAACTAAACTGATTAGACGTTTAGACGAAAAAGCGTCTTTTGTTGGCGAAACAATGGCGTCTGCACCTATAATCGTTAATCTAAACAATGGAGGAACTACACAAAAAGCAACATTATCTTTTTCTAAAGATGCAGATGCTCTTTGGTATTACGTTTATGCGTCAACTACTGGTGCAGCTGGTTCGTATAAAAAAGTTGCGGTGGCTCCGGGTCACATCCTCAATACTAGTGGTGATTTTTTAGATTTCACATCTTCAGTAGACGTCCGTACGATAACCGCTGACGCTTCTGGGATTCCTTCGCAAGGGGTCTACGGTAGAATGCAGGAGGATACTCCCCCGAAAGCATATCAAGGCGTTAATCCTGAAACGGTTCTGCTTTGGGATTTGGACGAAGATCAAGGGCTTGGGTCTTACAAATATTTGGATGATTCTCCGAATAAAGATTCCGGATTTGCGACGATAAAAGAGATTACTCCAAGAGGAGATTATCAGGAAATCCTAATGGTCTCCTACGGAACTCCTGTAAACCGATTCGACAGAACCTCTGCGATAATCCGGAATCTCAGGAGCCAGTAATGGGTAAAATCGTTAACCAAAATTCAAGCAATTCTACTGACTCGTTGGAGTCAGTAGAATCAGTTACAGAAACCATTGATCAATCTACGGAAAATGATTTTACTATTCCGGTTCCGAGTGAACCGGACCAAAAAAATCAAAAAGTCATTCGCTCTGGAGAAGATAAATTTCGTGCAAAACATCCAACCCTAACAAGTGGCACAGTATTTATTCCGTATCCGAATACAGACAACCCGACAGTCCTAGAATTAGATGGTGGCATCGTCTATCCCGAAGCGAAGGAGGTTTTAGATTATCTCGTTCGTCGCGAAGGCTGGAAAGATTTGTCTGAGTATGCACGCGTTTACGATGAGATCACAAATCTTCCACAAAAGAAAACCGTTCTTTGGTATTTCAAAATTCCTGGTGCCCGTGACGACAACAAAGTCACGGGATCGGTTGGTGTATCAACGTCGGAGGGAAATAAGATAATTGAGTTCAAGGAAAACATTGTCGAAACAAACGATCGTAAAGTTGCAGAACAACTTGCAAGTTCTGGTTTCGCTTTATTCAAAAAAGATGAAATAGATGCTGACTAACAAAGAGCAACTATCTCTTAAAACATTGTCAAGACTCTATAAACATGGTCTTGACATTTTGGATCCAATCAACATTCTCCCAGCGGACATTACGGGGATCGCTCCTTTAAATGGCCAATTTGTTGTTACGTTGGATCCAAATACGGAGATAGAAAAAGTATATCCCGGACTCTTGGTGTATATTGCAGAATGCGAGAGTTCGGGATTTAGATTTGTCGAAAGCGTTGATCAGTCGTCTTACACAATAACCATATCCGATGTATATCAGCAAAATGGACAAAGAGGTAGAGCAATCTTTTATTCTATTGATGCTACTTTGCTGGACTCTTACATAAAGATAGCCATACGACAAGCAGAGACATTTACAATGATTCCGATGTTTCGCGTTGAAGAATTTACGGAATACAGATCATCTACGGGCACAAATCAAATTATATTACAAAGAAAAAAATACAGATCAATCGAATCAATAAAAGCGATAATACCAACATATACACCGGGATATTATCCAATTGTGTCCGTTGCAGATATTGATCAAGACTATGCGTTAAATCGTGGAATACTAAAAATTAAATCCACTTCTTATGTTGGGACAAATTTGCCCATGAGAACATTCCCAAAAAATACAAGCATCCAAATAAGCGGAACAATTGGTTATGATGATATTGATATGCCTCAAGATTTACTTTTGGCAATCGAATATATGGCAAGTGCAGCGATTTTGATAGATGAGCAATCCCGTAATGCAGTGCCTAATACGTTCTCAATTGACGGGTTTTCTCAGTCTATGGATGTCGGCAAAGACATAAAAGCATACAAATCCCTAGCGATCGGGTTAATGTCTGGGTATATCTCAAGTACATCAGGATCGTAAAAATGAATTTTAGTAGAATAGCAAGAAGAAGAACGGAAAAAACAATTCGCAACAACACAATAGGCCAAACCGTTATATTCGAAAACCTTAAAGAATCAGATATAGTCAGAGGAATAAACGGTGATATTAAAAAAAGACCAGCCGGAAAGAATGTAGAGATAAAAGCTTTTCCAATACAACTTAACGCGGGACCAAAACAAAGAGATAGGGTAGGTTTTTCAGAATCCATCCAAGCTATTTTTTATTTTTCTGCACAGGACTTTATGGAAAAAGTATCAGCCAATCCACCGGATATTTGTAGATCAAGAATTTATGTAAACTTTGGAACATTCCAAAAATACTTTGAAGTAGATACAGCAAAATATTACGGAACTCTTGCAAACGGGTATCGTTACGTTGTTATTGGATGCGTCGAGGTTTGATCTTATGTATATAGACCTCGGATTTAAAAATAAACAACAGTACGAAAAATACAAAAAGAAATTCCAGGAACTACCATATTTAACAATGACAACGTTACGTGATGGATCACGGGAACATTTAGAGGCAATCAAAGGGATTGTAGTATCTGGAGTCAGAAAGAACAACCTGGGATATTCAAGATTATCGCCGATGACTATGAATATTAGAAAAGCATTGAATCAAAATTCAAAACCTATCTCCCCTTTTGTCGGAGATAAAAAGATGCTGGATTCTTTGGAAATTGTTCCAGATGGGAAAGCCTTTATGTTAAGACCAAATTCTAGATATGCAGTATCAAAATCTAAGTTTGGCAAAATCTCTAGAATATCCTGGAAACGGGTTTGGAGAATTCAGGAGTGGGGTGCGGTCATCCCAGTAACCGAGAAGATGAGGAATTATTTTTCATCGATCGGGATTTTTTTAAAAAGCACTACATTGCAACTTGTAATTCCAGCAAGAAGACCGTTCCAAAGGGCATACAATCGATATATCAGATCTCAGATACGCCAAGAGATCAATAAGGCAATGATAAACAGATTAAAACAATTAATGCGCCCAACAAAATGAAAGTGCAAATAGATAAAATGCAAAACCCATCTGGTTGGACTGTCCAGTTGCAAAATACAAATGAACCTTATTCGCTCACAGGTGTGGATTACGAAGAATGTAGGGCCTCTTATATACCAGGACAGATACAAGCAGAGTTACCGGCGGGCGCAATCTTAGGAAAAGATTTTAATCAAATACAGGTAAACGAAACAAAATGGATCTCTTTTACAATTGGTCTTGTTTTATACCAAAATCCAAATATGACATTTACTATATATAGTAACGGAAACAAAAGGACGTTTGCCTTCGAAGTCCAACAAAAATATACAACATATCGATTTATCAATCTATTCGAAACAATTGATAGAATTGAGTTTTCAACAACTGGCCTTATTCGGCTTATTATAACCGATCTCATAGCGTACACAAACGATTATCCAGCAGATATATATGCTGCAATGATCCCGTTAATCCAAAAACCAATTAACCATTTACCAAAACAAAGAGTCGGAACTGCTACAGTAAGAGTAGGAGATACATCAATTCGGTTTGCGGACATATGTTTAGTCGAGAGATACACAGCCATTGAGTTTAACGGAGAGACGCATCATATCAGAGAAAAAAAACCAACGGGTAAAAACTTTGAATTGACTTTTACCGATTTATTTGATGGCCCAGTGATAAGGTCGGACGCCGTGAATACACCGGTATTCCAAGTAATACCGGTTTTACCAAACCCGGTGTCTATTGAATCAGTACGACCTGGTATAGGATTACATGGAGGATATGAATTCGAAAGAGTGCCTGAGAGATCTTTTGTATCTGATGAAATCATTTGTAGAGATACGGATGCAAATTATTACATCAGACGATCGGAAGGAATTTTGCGGTTTAAACCTGTAATACATGGGCTTTACAAAAATTACGAAAACCTTGGGTACTTATCAAAAGTATTCCAACAGTTTGAAGGGAACGACCATCCTATCTGGGTAAACGGAAGAAGAGTTCTAATAAGTTTTGGTCAAGTCGCTATAATAAAATTTGAAGAAGATGACGGTGAATTACAACTACCGTGCGAAATAGAATTAGGAGTATATAACGAATGGGAAACGGAAATAAAAACGAATCTGAATTATCAAATAAATTCGATTCCGGTGCAGAGTCCAAATTAAAAGTTACGGTTCTTCGCAATCTTACAGGTGCGGTTGTGGAAATCGAGCATGGTAGCGGTTTATTGTTTTATCTATCCCCAGGTGATAACGAAATTCCAGAAAGTTTACTTGAAACTGCTACAATTAAAGCCGGAATCGAATCCGGAAAATTTATCGCATTAAGGAAATAAAATATGGCAAATATAAGAACACTAGGCGTCCACGCAACAACCGGTCAACCTATATCAGGTGACCAGATGCTTCCGTCCGAAATGAATGTTGTCGAAGCATTCGGACGTTTCCCACGTATTTTTGATAACGTAATCGAATTAAACGGAGAGATAGACCGCGATTACGTTATAGGCACAGCACAGCAAGGAAAACTCTCTTGGTATGTTTTGGATGATGCGATTCGTAAGGCTCAACCTTACTCAATTCTGTTTAAACTAAAATCGTTTAAAGGTATTGGAGCAATACAAGCAGCTACCACATTAAACGATGGTGCGACATCTCCTTTACCTACTTTGATTTTAAAGGATAGCTACAGAGATAACGACTCTTATGGCGTCTGGGGGAACTCGTCTGGATCAAGGGTGGATCATGGAGTAATTAGCTCTACATCAATCGGATCAAATCCTTTAAACTCTACTGCTGCAACTACTATACCACTGAGTTCTGTGGTCAATGTAAAGAGAGGATCAATTCTTAAAATCACTCATTCTAACAATGTTTATGGATTTAAGATTTTATCGATTGATGAGAACGCAAAAACTGTAACCGGAATTCCGGACTCGACTCTTCCGATTTTAACCACAGGTGACAAGGTTGAGGTGTTAGGGTTTAAGATCACAGCAGTGAGAAAAGATTACAGAGGATTGATTATTAAACAACAAATAGGGTTTAATGATCGTTGGTTATCAATGGAACCGGAATCAGAGGATTACGCTCCTGTAATATTCAAGACGCATCCGTTGTTTAAAGCAGTAGATCAATCTTCAACCGCACAATTTTGGAAAAAATTTCCAGTGCCAACTCCAGACGGACAATACTTGTTTTTATCAAATGGTTCTGATGGTTCTGCTCCTGCATCCGTATCCGACTGGACGGGATTACAATCTTACTTCCCGCAAAAAAATACATTTGCAGTATTAAATTGCGAAAGCACATCCAAGACAGTGCACCAATCATTTGAAACTTGGTGTGCAAATAGAAATGACCATCCAATATATTTAGGGCCTATTCAGGACTTTGGATCTGATTGGCAATCACTCAGAGATTGGGGACAAGACTTTATCAAACGTGAAGGATGGGTACAGACGTTATTAACTTACGGCTGGAGATACGTTCCTGATCCCGTAGGAGATGGATCTGATCCAGTTGCATTAATACCGGTTATAGGAGGAGTGCTTGGAAACTGGATTAAAGTTATTTACTCCGGATGTATCCATAGGGCACCTGCGGAAAAACGTTTTACAATGTCCGGTTATGTAAGTGGGCCAATCGTAAGACAAGAGGATTCTTGGGATGATACGATTCGGACTGAGTTATATGTATCCGGTATTAATATCGTCAACAACGTTTCTGGTTATGGAATCGTTTTAAGAAACTTTAGAACACCGGCGGAAGATGCGTTAGTCAGAGATGGTCACATCCATGCAATCAATCAACTGATCAAATTTACGTGTGAACAAAACTTACAAAAAACGGAAAATACTCCCAATCAATTTAAACTTTTGCAAAGAGACGCGTTAAGAATCGAGCACGAAGTTTTAAAGCCTTTGTACGAAGGAAATTACTCCCCTTATTGTGTAGATGAGGAGACGGGTGCTTTTAGAAACACGGACGAAAACGGAAATCCATTAAAATGGAACGATGTTGTAGGAGCGAGAGCGGATAGATTTAATAATCCGCCAACACAATTTGATCAAGGCGATGCAGACATCTGGGTGGAATGGGTTCCGTATTCCCTCCGAAGGTCGCTTAACATCAAAGCCTATACGGCTGTAAAAATATTCAGGAACAGAGGATAATCATGGCCCAGGAAACATATTACGCATCACATAAGTTTGTTTTTGTAAACGGGGTTTTACTTAAAGATTGTATCAAGTGGCCGGACTTTAAACAAGACGTACAAAAAACGGAAGTAGCAAACGACGAGAAATATATTTTTAATATTCAGACCGGGATGATTAAACTCGAACCGCTTGAATTTGAGTTTAATAAAACAAAAGCGGTGGATTCAGCACACCATTATCTACAAATTTGGAGAGACGCGAAAGACGACAGACAAGTAACAATCATCGAGACAGATGCGACTGCTGATCCTTTTAATCCGAATTGTATTGTTGCAGAGTGGGACCTTGGTAAATGTCAACTTGCAAGTTTGATGTATCCAGGTGGTGAGAAGGCTGCACCTGTGGCCGGTAAAATCGTTGCGGAAATTCTTCCGAAGCGGCTTGCAAGTAGGACAATATAATATGATTGTTAAATTACCAATCCCTTTTGGCAACATTGATACTGTTGATGTTAAAGCTCCAAGTCCGGACGCAATCACGCGCGCACGTTCAGAGGCAATTGCTAAAAGAATCATACAAGCTACTACTGTAATCCTAAAAGATGTAGTTTATGTAGATGACAAACCATTAGGAGATGATGTAAAAAAAATACCATTCCGTTCTTCGGAATACATCACTACACAAGCTTTTAACAACGCATCAAAGATTGTGCGACATTTTGACGGGAGCTCTTATTGTACTGTGTGCGGAAAAGAAAATTTCCACACCCGCCAAGGAGAGGATGACAACCGCATATCATTAGACCGGTTTGATGTTAACGTATTTTCTGGTAGTGATGTGAATTTTAAAATCGAAACGATGAGTGAAAAAGAAAGTCACGATATGTTTGTCGAGCCCTTTGGTGGCGAAAATCAAGATGATTTTGAACGTAGAAAGAAATGTCTAACGTTTCATAAATTCGGGAAAGAGGGAGAAGACATTTTAGAAATCACATCTATGACGTTTCGTCCGCATACTATCGAGGACATGACAAAGGTTATTAAAACTGCAAAAACTCCAAAAGAGGTAAACGACCTACTTTATTTTGAACTTTTAACTGACTGTGATTTTAAATGGAGTGGGCCAGACGATGAGATTGAGGATGTAAAAGATATAAAGAATAAATTTGCTCATAGACCTGATCGTCTATTCCGGTTTAGTCATATATCTTATTACGATAAAATATATGAGCAATTATATGAATATGGAATCAAGTCTGCTGAAATGGTATGCGAACATTGTAGAAACGAATATGATTTTGATTTACCTTTTGAAAATTTTTTCGTCTACGCTCTCCGGCCAAATCCGGGGAGCACTCATACAGGAAAAAGGAAATAAGCTGGGATCATATTTTACGTAATTTACAGTATATTGATTTTAGCGAAGACGTATTGTTAGAGGAGTATTTTGCAATTGTAGATGAGACAAAGGGAACTATTTCCAAATCTGAAATCTATTCAATGGAATGGACTGAATACGAAAGACTAATTGCAAAGATAATAGAGAAAAGAGAGCGAGAGGAAAGGGAATCTAAATGATGGATACGATAGGCATACGCTATGTTTTTGATATAGACAAAGCAGTTTCCGCACAAAAAAGATTTGCTGCAGGATTTAATACTATTGGGGATAGGATCAGTAGTTCCTCCGCGCGTCTACGTTTATCTGCACGTGATTTTTTACTTTATGCAAAGTATTACTCCAAGTTTCCAAAAGACGGCATTAATGATTTTTACAATTACTCTGTTGATAAATTAAATAAGCTGAATGCTCTTTATAAAAAATTTAAAGAACAGGAAAACAAAGGACCTCCGGAAAAAAAAATAGCAAGTCCTAAAGCGGAAGGTGCTGCTGGAGGTGGGTTTGGTGCTTTTGCAGTTGCCAAGGGTATGGCAATTTACAATGCAGGGGTCGGTCTATTGGGTAAAGGCATTTCTGCTATCAGCGAGCAGATGCCTTTTCTTTCACAAGGGTTCGAGATGGCTGGAAAGGTCATTTCTGCAAATCTTCTTTATCCCCTCAGTAAAGAACTTATGCCTCTGTTTTTTAAATTCTTCAACTGGGTAAAAGAAAACAGAATCGTCTTTGTTCAGATCGGAGTGCTATTAGTATCCGTATTCAGGATTGTTAAATCAGTAGTTCTTGGTGCGTTTAATTTAATCAAAGCAGGTCTTAACGCGACCTGGAAAGCGATAGGTGGTGGAGAAATTACCATGAAAGGATTCATGAATTACATGAATTTCTTAATGTTAAAAGTTGCGTTTTTCTTCGCATTTTTTCAGGCAATGCTTGAACCTTTGATAAAGGGCATAGGAACTACAATTGGATGGTTGTGGAAAGAAGTTATTAAGCCTTTTATCGACGGATTTATACAAGGATTTATATCCAATCTAATACCTACTATTTCCGAACTCCATTTTTTGATAGATGAGTTAGCGGCCGCATTTTCTTTTTTGCAATCTGAAGGTGATGTAAGTTGGATTGCAAAAACATTTCAATTTATTGGTAAGGTGCTGGGATATGCTGTACTCGTTCCTATTAGAATGTTTATTGCATTGGTAAGATTACTTGTAGGACTCTTTAAAGATCCTAAAAAGGCAATCATTGATTTTGGGCATACAATGTATGACATTTTTATAAAGCATCCAATAATCGAAATTTTTGTTCAGAAAGTCGTGAGTGGTTTTAACTGGATCAGGACAAAGCTAAGTGAGTTTAAGAATTGGATTAGTGGGATATGGCAAGGGATCTCAACTACTTTTAGCAAGTATTGGGATAAGATAACCGTGAAGCTCAATCACTTTGCAGATAAAATCAAAAATGCTTTTGCACCGGCTAGTGAATTCTTTAATATGATTAGAGGTACACTAACTCCGAACAAGGATAGTAACGATTCAAGCTCAACAAGTGAGATTAGAGATGGAGACACTAGCATTTTAGAAGAAAACAATAGAGGTATGAACAATTCGTCAACTCCACTCATTAAAAGTAGGAGCCAAGCAGGGAATAATTCCACGACAAATAATGATAATCGAACTATTAACGTAAATATGACCACACCTGATCCACCGGCCGCTGCCAATGCGATCGGAAATGTAATGCAACAACCAGCAAAATTGACCAAGAATTCATTTAATCAACTAGATAACAAAATTAAATAAAGGATCATATCTTTGATACGTACAAAAGGCATGCTCCCCCAGTTATAAAGATCGGGGGAGTTGTGTTTAGGAAAAAGATTTAGTGTTTTTTGAATCGTTCCCAAATCTTGCGGTTAATGTCGTTAACATCAAACGCGACCTTACCGGTCTTGTCGATAAACAGCATTCTACGATTTGGATCTTTTGTGTAAACGACAGCGAGGCCTTCGGAAAAGTCGCCTATTGCATCGTATTTAGATGTAGCCTCGGATGTCTCTTTGGTAAGATCTAAAACAAATTTACCTGTCTTATCAATAAAACCACGTTTTGTTTCTTCGACCGAACCTCCTCTATTTTCATCTACACTGATAAATTCAACGTATGCAAAACCATCTGAAAAGCTACGTGCAGAATAAATATCCTCATTTTTGATTTTTTGGATTTTAAAATTCCCAGTTTTATCAATATAACCTTTTTCGCCATTGGGTGTTTCAACGTATGCAAGACCTTCAGAAAAACTAGAGGCTTTGCTAAATTTAGGCTCAATCACAACTTTACCTGTTGTGTCTATGTAGCCCAAGAGTCCACCGTCCCAATAATCTTTAATATAAGCTCCTAAAATTATGAGTGGTTTTGTATTACCCCCTTTCCTTACAACTGACATACCATTACTAAAACTATAAGCATCTTCAGGGTTATATGGATTTCCAAAAACTTTCTTACCTTTTTTATTAATAAAAAACATCTCTCCTTTTAATTTTACTAATGCTAAGCCATCGTTGAAATCCCAAGTATGATCATAGATTTCAGGGATTGCAATTTTTCCAGATCGGTCAATGAATCCATGTTTGCTCTCAAGCAAACTACTTGATGCACACAGATTTTCAGAATATCCAGATAGAAAAAAATAAGGTACTTTTGAAATAACATTACCAGTGTTATCAATTATATCGTATGTTCGACTATCACATCCGTAGACAAATCGAACAGATGCATCAAAATTACCTTTTCCAACTCCCTCTTTAATTCTTTTAAGGCAATGTTTTTCAAATTGCCCACCCGTTGGAGATTGAACTATAGACATTCCACCATTAAATGGTTCGTAGCTATGCGTAAAATACCACATTTGATCTTGTGTTTTGAGAAATTTAGGTTCGATCACAACATTGCCTTGATGATCAATAAATCCAGGTACACTACCACCTTTATCAATTAACTGAAACCATAAAGGAAACCGATCTTCTGAAAATAGTTCATGATCTAATACTACGTCTTTGTAGTCGTCCAAATGAACCTCATACGCACCCGGCAAAAGATCCGGCCCCGCAATTTCCTGTCTCCGTGGATCATCCGGACGACATTGCAACAAACAAAACATGACAATTAAGGTTGATAAATATCTCATAATAGGAGTTTGAGGTCAGCCCTTAGTTTGATTGGATGTTTTTGTTGGAAATATTAGCTAAAGTTGCCGTCCTAATCTCTTTTAATTCTTGAGTTGTATTAACAGCATCCACTTGGCCACCTAAAGAAAATAAATCATAAAGTGCTCCGAATCCACATAATCCGCCAGTAAAAATCCAAAGGATCCCAGTTCCAACTTTGCCTATATAAAATCGGTGAAATCCAAGCCATCCGCAGATACTTAATATCCAAAACAAATATGCTGTCCCTTTTGATTTCATTTAACATTTACCTCATATAATTTTAGTTTTGGCAAAATAAAACAACCTTGCCATAGACGTCAATTAATTTTGACAACAATAAGAAGGGCGAATATGTCCCGTTTACAAAAAGGCCGTCTTAAAAATAAATTCATAGGACATAAAATTTTAGTTGCATTTTAAAACCGCATCTGATTAGCCTCGGCACGAAGACTAACGGAATATTTTACATGCCAACGGCTACAACGCGGAAAGCGTTTCGATGAAAAAGAAAACTAACAACTGGTGGATTTTAGTTCTTCCTGACATATCATCTGTTTTGTCGTCTCCACAAAATTTATTACAAGCGATGTTGATCACAAACAAATTGCTACCATCTGACGTATCGGATGAAAAAAAATCTATCTTCCAGGACTATCCAATGCCTGGACTTGACTATGCGCCGGTGGATCATGTACGAAACGAAAACACACGCATTACGTTTACAGTTCCGATCGTTAATTTAAATAAAACAACAGGGAACATGTTGGATCTATATGCAGTTGAGAGGGCAAGAAGTCATCAAATAGATATATCTCTTGTAACGGATTCACCACAGTGGAAACAAAATCCTACATGTATTTATTCAGGTTGGGGAACGCATAGACCCCCACTACCCGTAATCATTGAAGATATTAAACTAAATCACAAACGAGATCTTACAAACAGAAATGGATTTTCACAATTTACAGAATGCACTTTTACAATGAGATATTTAGAGGATCAGGGCATGTATAAAATGTGGAAGATCGTTAGAAACATAGGTGCAGGTGTAGGAGTCGCACAACGTTTATCAGGGAGAAGTTCGTTTTAATCATGTTAGAATTTAGTAATGTAAAACCAAAAGAATATATAGATCCGGTAACAGGGGAAGCGGTTACTTTAAGGTTACTCCATCGGATTACAATACCCTCAGACATACGTATTGTAAATTCTAACGGAAGAGATTTAGATCTAATCGCACTTGAAGAAAAGGGATCTTATGAAGAGTTAATGAATTTATGTGAAGCAAACGCTACGTATTTATCAGAAAATAGATTTGATATAACGAAAATGAATGAGGCGATAATCCCGTTATGATACTACCAGGACCAAAACGACAATATTATTTTAAAATCAAAGCCTTAAATCCAAAGTTTACGGATTTGGAATATAAAGACTCTGACATCGGATTTAACATCCTTTCTTTTAGTGTAGAAGAAGAAATGTTTATGAATACAATCATAAACCTTACAATTATAGACAACGTAGGACTTGACACCAAGATGTTTTCACGAGGCCAAACGTTTTCTGTGGAATGGGGTCTTGACGCGTCTAGCGATCTTCCTGGATTTTTAGATTTTGGTGCAGATGAGATAAGAGGATCATTTAAAAATTTAATTAGCTGTGCTGTTGTTACAACGTCTAACGGATATTTTCAAGGTGGGAAACATATTCGAACAATCACATTGCGAACCGGAAAGTTTGCAGGTAGGCCCATGTTAACAAGAGAATTTAATACGGGGACCGTAGAGGATGCGATTCGAGCCGTTGCGAATCTACTTGATTTTAAAAAGGTTGATATATCTTTTCCGAGGCAAGGGGAACTGCTTACAAGAAGAAATCCTTTAGTACAAGCAAAGGAAACCAATTTTCAGTTTATTCGTAGACAAGCAGAAAAATATGGATGTGTAGTCTATTCCACTCGTGATGACAAAGGAACGGAGATTTTACATTTTAGAGAGACAAAAGAAGTTCACGAAAAATCAAAACAAGAATTATCATATAGAATGGGACAGTATCATATATTTAACTATGGTAATGATCAATCAAATATCGTTGGGGAACCAAGTTATGACCTTGGCCCAGGATCCTCTTTAGGATCTTCTACAAGTATCACACTCGATCAAAATGGGCGTATGGTAGCTACTTTTCAGGCATCAGAGACGGAATCTACTTTGAGTTATGTTTTAAGTATGAAAGCCATCGAAGAAGTAGTAGGAAGTAAAGATGCAACAGCGGAATTCAATCGAGTTATGAACGCAAGTTTTGAAGAATTCATAGTGCCTGATGATCAAATAGCAGAGCATGGCGGACCTATACACAAAAATTTCAAGCGATACTTCGAATTTAAACCAAACTCAACCATGCCTGAACAAAATGGCTGGACATTCAGATGCTCCACTGTTCCCAATCCGTTATACAAAATTGGTGATAGAGTGCATTTAGGTCCAACAGATGAAAAGGGTTGGTGTGTAATTCCTCCAGACATTCGTTCATGTCGCAAAAACGCAAAGGCCAAATTTTGGAGACTTGCAAAACACACGTGGACACACGATGCAAGTGGTGTTAAGCAAGAACTAGAGTTAAAACGATGAGTCTAAATCCGGAAATACCTTCAGAGGATATTTTACTAAATCGTAAAGTAACACAAGAAGAACTATTTTATTTAATAGAACATGACGCAATTGTAAAAGAAATTGGAACAGGAGACAATGACGGGTCTATACAAATATATTGTCTAGACTTGTCAAATGGTGCAGAGGAGAGTAATTCAGAAAACTGGCTGACCGCTTGGCCCGGATCTGTGTTGTTCTCTCATGTCGTCCCAGAGATTGGGGACAAGATAAGGATCGCGTTTCCAAACGGAAATTCAGATCGAATAGTATATAAAACACAAAACCCACTTGAATATGAATTTAAAAAATCTGGATCCGGTTTAAACATTTTATTCGAATTTAAAGAACCAACCGGTATTATATTCGCACTCTATTACGACAAAACGAATAGCAAGTTTGTAACCGAATACGGAGGTATAAAAACAAAACACGGAATCGAATCGATAGATATAGAATTAGGTGCTGCAATCCACAAAATCAAAATCGATAATACTGGAATCACTGTCACAGAAAACATGGATGTAAAGTTTTTGCCTAGCGGTCGAAGTGCTTTGACTGATGGATATATGACTCCACTTGGGCCAACAATATCCAGAATTCCAGGACTACACCCATGATCTCCGAAAGTGCATTTAAAACAGAATTAGAAAAATTCTGTAACCCACGTTCTCCCAATTACCAAGGCGATCCGAAAACAAGATCTGAAGCGATCCAAAGAGCAAATCAAGGGTGGGGCAATGCGTTATACGAATGTGCAAAAAATATCTCTCCAGTCTCAACCAATGCCAATGCTGCAAAAACCGCTTTTTTGGGAATTGTTGGAACTGAGGCAATGACATTAGAAATACTGCAACAAGCAGTAAGTCAATTTGCATTAAAACTAGGGCAAGGAATGTCAGGTTACAATCCAACTCCACCCCCTGCACCTCTTATGCTTAGTTCAAGCGTCACTGATTACGATTCGAATTGTTATCAAATTGCTAACCAAGTTTGCAACTGGTTACGCACTGGACAATCTACGTTACTCGTGCCTCCGAATACAATTGAGCCTTGGTTATGACAATAGACTATCCGTACGAAATAATCCAGAATTGGGGAAAGGATTTTGTAAAAGAAACAGAGAGTGAAGTTCTTTTGCATTTGGCTCTTCCGATAGGGTCAATGCCATTTTATAGAGAACGTGGAACTACATTGGCCGAACTGGATAATACACCGGTCACGGTGTTATCTGACATTCTCGCTGGGGTTACAATTTTGCAATCCTTAGCAGATTATTCCAACAGTGCGAGATTTGAGCGAAAAGTAGCGACCTCATACGATTTAGTAAAAATAGAAAATACAAATAAAAAAAATGGAGAGCTTGACATTTCTGTCGGCTACTATCGCGTCGCCGATGAATCTTACAAGGAGGCAGCGCTATGAGTCGTAACCCAATCAAAACAATCTCAACTACTTTTAGTGAGATCATGTCTGATCTAAACAATGATCCCTTAACATACGACGCTCCTACTTGGTTTAAGGTGATATTTGCTGGAATCTTTGCACTACTTACAATCAGATTAAATATAGGAATCAATCAAGTGTTTGCGGGAACTGTAAGTGATCGGGACATAGCAGCAGATATTTTTCGCGAAACTGATTATGAGCTACGTTGGAAGACTACTGCTTCGGTATGGCTAGACATTACACTTGATCCAACCGCGACCAGCGCTTCATCTTATACAATCCCTATCTCAAAAATGGTAGCATCTACCAAAGGAGGGGTTTCGGCTCCTCCAGTTGCCTATGAAGCTAGACAAGCGTTGACAATACCACAAGGCCAAACAACTGGAATTGCTCTTTTTTATCATCAAAAGACACGTGATCCTATTGCGTTAGGACAAACAAACAACATGGACGCACAAGAATTTATTATCAGAGAGGCCGACATCATAAGAGATACGTTTTATCTTGATATTGGAGGGGAGTTATATTATCCACAAGATACATTAGCATATTCTAACGCACTTGATAAACACTTTATACATAAGTATCTTTCGACCGGCGAATCAGTTGTCACACTGGGGTTTGTGGACGAAAAAACTGGAGATCAATATGGTAAAATTCCTGCATCCGGTTTATCGGTTGTCGCTCATTTTGCTGTTGGAGGCGGGGACATAGGAAACCAACCTCAGAACACGATTGTAAAATACATCGGCAATGATCCAAAAGTTATCTCAGTTAATAATGCTCAAAAAGCACAAGGAGGATCGGAGCCAGAAACATTATCAAATGCTAAACGAATGGCTCCCTTACGTGCCCGAACTCATGACATGTTTTGGGATGAGGATTCGGGCAAGGTAATTGCAAAGTCCATTCCAGGGGTTTTAGAGGCACAAGTAATTATCACGGGAATTTTAAGGGCACTTGTATATATAATGCCTAGTGGTGGAGGTGCTGCACCCGAATCTTTATTAACAAGTGTCAAAAATTTACTTATCTCAAAATCGATATTCGGGCAAGTAGATCTAAAAGCATATTCCGTTAATTACTTATATTCCGGGTTTTCTGGGAAAGTCCATATGCTTCCAGGATATAAGTTTGTGGACAAATTAAAATACATCTCTCTTGCAGTTGCCTTAAGAACTAGTGAGATAGGATTTTATATCAAAGATTACTATTACGAAAACGGTATATCAGCAACGATTGATCTAATTAATACAACCTTTGTAAGTTTAATTGGACAAACTTATAGCGAGGAAAATGATTTTTTACAGGTTAAAAAATTACTCGATAACGTCCCTTGCAATGACTTTGGTCAATCAATTGGCCCTAATGATATATCTAGCATACTCATGTCTTATGTAGAGGGGGTACGATATGTAAACGTAACAAATCCATTTTCGCAAATAACTCCATCATATGGCGAAATAATTAAGCCAGTAATGATAAACTTTCAGGAAGATGTATGATAGGAAATACATCTTCCTTCCAGCCAATCCCTTTAAGGGGTATTCAAAAGTTTGATGATTTGTTCACCAAAATCAAACAATACTGGGATCTATATTCAAAAAAAATAAACTATATACGTTACTTAAGACGAGCAGATCTTACAGAATTCCCAGAAGAAAGAGCTTATGCGATAGGTGCGTTTTATGATACTTCTGAATCCATAAGAAGAATCCGCCAAGCTATACACGAAGCACCAAAGATTCAGAGAAGACCCGCATCTTTCCAGCTATCTTGGAAAGGTAAGATTGATCAAATAACGGGTGGGGATAGTAATATCTTTTATGGTCCTAAGTTGGCTAAATCTTTTTTAATAAGACAATCAGTCATTGCGGATATAGACGAATTAGGTCTATACTTAGATACACAACCCTATAACGCAAGACTTAACACTCCTAACCTAGGACACATTATGATAAACTTAAATACAAGTGTAACCCCTAGCGATACAATCTTGAACCAAGTAGGAGCATTATTACGACCAATCAAAAATTTATATATGTCAATCGAGATCGGAATATTAGGACATTATCAATACGGAAATTTTGAAATAGGAAAGAATGAAATAGGTGGGAACAATTTTATCCTTGGATCAGGACAAAACATATCAGGAGATTATTTCTTACCTCTGAGGAGTATATAATATGGCAAACACAAATTCTAAATTTAAAGCAGAGACAGTTGTTTCGAATGAGCTGTTTAACCCGGCAGCAGCAGATCAAGCGACCGAAAATACTGAATTTGAAGACAATGACAATTTTTTGTCTGGAACAACTGGAATAGCGTCATTAGCTAAATACGCTGGAATGGCCTTTGGACTTTATGATTTACTCGGAAGTCCATCAACTCGTAGGAATTTTAAAAAGTTTTTTGGTGATTATGTGCAAATATCAGGCACATGGTCTTGTAATGCAAATACCCTTATCGTTAACGGAACAGGTGGCTCTGCTACTACTGAGATAAATAACAACGAATTGGTTTTATTCCCAGGCGGAGTTATTAGGAAGATTAAAACGATAGCAAGCAGTAACCAATTTACTGTAGCAAAAGAGCTTCTAAATAATTATTCGAATGTTGTGCTTTATCGTTTACCGACTCTCTCAGAGAGATTAAAAAGCATAGAGGATTTAATCGAATCATCTAAAATACCACTAGGTGCAATCATAGAGGATCCTTTTGACCAAGCATCCACAACTAATTTTAAAGAGATTAATAGTCAGGCAATCTCAAGAACAACCTACTCTGCACTTTGGAATTTAGTTAACCGAACTGTTGCAAGTATAACACCCGCAACCGATAGAATCAACGTATCTGGTCATGGATGCGTTGAGGGTCAACTCGTAAAGTTCTCTTTTACCGGTGGCGGAATTACAGCATTAACAAATTATTATGTACGTAACCCGACAGCAAATGACTTCCAAATTTCGGCAACTGCTACGGGCACAATCATAGACCTAACGTCATCGCAAGCCGGAACAATGCTCGTCAATGCGGAATATGGATTTGGAGATGGGTCGACTACGTATAATGTTCCGGATCGACGTGGGATCTTTGCACGAGGCGCCGGGGTACACGGAACTAGAAATAAAATGATTGGTGGGAATTATGATGCTGGAGCCGTTGGGTATGCTGGTCAAGATGCAATCCCCGATCATGCTCACGCCATTACTTATAACAACGTGTTAGGTATTGGTGGAGGTGCTGGAGGAAATTGGTTTAACTCTGGGACTACTGGAACTTTTTACGTTAGTATTGCCATGTACGGCCCTATTGCAAACGGCGCCAACGGAACACCGCGACTAGGCAATGAAACCACTCCTGCATATGTAGCGGTAAAATACAAAGTGAGGGTAGCGTAATGAATTATATATTAGAAAAATCAAATAAACAAGTCATCTGGATCAACACGGATCCGAACGAACTTACAGGCGTAGAAGCCTGGGGAAATTTTAAACCAGACCAGCACGAGATTGTGTATTCACACCACTACAATCCACAAATCGGGGAAACGTTTGCTGCAGTGATTAAAGACGGAGTGGCGCAAGATTTTGCCTCTAAAAAAGTATATAACAAAACAACTGGCGACGAAAGAGTCCTGCTAAGCTGGGAAGATAAAATAGATCCAGAGACGGAAACGGAAGACGAACCGCTAAAAGATTCGAACGAAAATTTAGTAGAGTATCAAAAATATACGGATTCCGGTTGGATAATCAATCAAGAGCGCAAAAAAGAAGCTTTGTTGGAGAGAAATAGTC